ATTTCCATTTTCTTTTAACCAACAAACCATATCAAACGCAACATCAAGCAATTCTTCTTTTTGTCCGGTATTAATCATGTCTTTCCAAGAGTGGCTTCCATCTTCATGGGGGCTTTGGGTTGCTGTGGTACAGCAACATACGGTGGACTACTCGTCGCGGAGGTAGTTGTTCCAGCGGGTGGGCATCTCGTACATGAGTTCGAGCTGGCGGATCTCGTCGTACTCGGCACGGGTCATGGGCGGGTTGCGGCGGAGGCTTTCCTTCTCGCGGGCCTCGCGCTGTTTCTGCTCGTGCCGCTCGTATGCCATTGCGCGCTCGGTGATGAACTCGCGCAGGGAGGTTGTGATGACGAGCGGGTCAACAGAGCCGTAGAAGCGTCCGTAGTGGCCTGCCTTGAATCGGTGGAAGAAGAGCATGAGTTCGGAAATCTTCAGGTAGAAGTATTCCGTTGCTATGACAAACGCACAGTCTTTGTACTGTTCCTTTGACAGTTTATCACGGCATCCGCAATAGACGGCGAGGTTGGTGATTTGCGGTACAAGCCATGCGACTGCTGCATTAGAGCCGAGGTTGCGCCGGACTGTCGCGAGCGTGGGATAGTCGCCGAAGAAACATTTGTCCTGGCTGTCGCATATCACCTGCTGATAGCTTGGGTTGTATGTCTGGCAAAACCTTGTGATTGCGTCTGCCCTATCTGTTGTCGGCAATGAGCTCGGCGATTGCTGCTGCTGCTGCATCGACTGTTTCTGCTGCTGAATCAGTTGTGTGATACTTTCCATTGTTGAATTTCCTTTCTTTTTCCCTCTTGTTCCATGTGGCGAGCCTGCGTGGCAGATCCCACGTCTTTTCGAGCTCCTGACGGAACTTGGTCCGGCTTCGGTTTGGTTCGCTCCAGTAATCGTAGAAGGCCCTGAGCATTTCTGCCGGGTATTTCGTCACGTATGGCCTGAGCGTGTCGTAGAATTTGACTTGTCTTTCTTCGAGGCTCAGACCTTTTGAGAGAGTAGTCGCGGGAGCGACGTCAGGTTTTTCTTTTCCTACTACGTTAGTAGTAGGTTTCTTTTCTTCTTTTTCTTCTTCTATAGAATGATTAAATAATATATCATTCTTATATGCGCGAGACTGGTCGCTTGTTTGGTCGCTTGTTTGGTCGCAACTTTGGTCGGAGGTTTTTGATTTTGTTTCGCAACTTGCTAAAAATGAGACTGTTAGTATAGTCGCAACTTTGGTCGTTCCTTTGGTCGCAACTTTGGTCACTACTTTGGTCGCTTCCAATTTTTCGATGGCCGTGCGGACTTGTCGCTGAGACAGTCCTGTGCGCTTGGACAGGTCTGCCCTGGACGTGGTGACCTGTCCGTTTTTGTCTGCCCACAGGGAGAGCCACATGTATAGGTAGCCTGCCTCTGGTGAGAGAGGAATGTCTTTCAGGAAGTTGGGGATTTTAGTGAATCCTTTTTGCATCAGTCGAAAGGTGTTGATATGGTTTTACGTTCTTTTTTGCCCGGTCGTGGTAGGAACCAGGGGCAGGGACATGGTTCGGGCGTCCATGTGCGGGCGTCGGTCTTCTCCTTGCGGTTGCGTGGCGGCGGGCATGGTGGCGGATGGATCTCCCCTACCCTTCCGTCGCCGAAGGTCTCGGTCTCGGCGTAATGCTCGGCGAGCCACCGTGGGTTGAGGGGGTAATACTGGCACTGTTCGCGCCAGTCGCAGCGGACGGTCTGCAAGAGACCTCCTTCGAGCGGGTACTGGCCGTAGCAGACGTGCGGTTTCTGACTCATTTGTAAGTTTCGTAGAACTCGTTGAAATACAAATCTTCAGGCCTTGGCAGACGTATGCCAAGTTCCGTGAGGGCATCTGCCTGTACCTGGTCGAGGAATGTGCTCATGCGTTCCTTGTCGAGCTTTCGTGTTCCCTCGACAACAGTCCTTTCCACTCCGTTCCAATCTATCTTGCGGCGCAGGAACTTGGCGCAATAATAGTCGTGGACATCCTGAACGGGTGTCTGCGTCTCGTCGGAGATACAAGTGAACCACATCCACATCAGGCTGTTCTGGTCGAGTGAGCGAGGCTCTTTCTCCTTGACGATGGTGACAACATAGCGCCCGTTGCGGAGCGTGGAGAAGACGGCGGCAGGCTCCTTGTTGAAAGAAACCTGCTCACCGTTCTTAGTTAGGATAAGTGACCTTGTCTTAGCCATATGGTATTAATTCTATGTATTCAATCTTCTCATTTAATCCAGATTCTTTCAATATATTTTCATATATTACCTTGGCCTGTTCCACTGTTTCTATTTTAATGCCATCTTTCGTATAACAATATTTATCTTCACGATTCATTACTACTGCATTATGAATACGGTGATGTGCTTTTCTTGAAAGCAGGAAAACAGAGAACGGAAGATTGTAATTCCAATGGTGTGCTTCTTTATTTTTCGTATCAAAGCCTCTGTATCTGAGCATTGATGAAAGATGTGAAGGTGGGTTGAAATCGTTTTTTGTCGTTTTTTTATGTGCAACATAACCAAGCCTATGATATTTCTCCCTTCCTCTTGCTCTTTCTCTTTGCATCCATTCTTCATCTTCCGACTTACGCATGTAGTAATTATTGACGTCATTCTTTGTGCAATCTTTGCATTTGTTCAAATGACCATCAGACATACCTTTATGAACGTAAAACTCGGAAAGCGGCAGTTCTCGCCCACATTTAAAACACTTTTTCATTTTTAAGTATTTTTGTTAATGGGATGCAACTATTGTGTTACACCCCAAAAATCAAAAGGGAGATCGTTCGGTGCCGGATTATTTGCTGTTGGCGGAACGGGGGTAGCAGGTGCGGCTGGTGCGGCGGCGGGTTGCTGCTGGGCGGCGACCACGCGCCATGCGCGGAGGGTGTTGTACCAACGGGCGTTGTACTGGCTTGCGTCGATGTCGAAGGACACGGTGACTTCGTTTCCGGCGACGATTGGCATCTGGTTGATTCTGTCTTCCCCGAAGACCTCGAAGAGGGCTTTCTCGGGGAACTGCACGTTCTGCTGTTCGACGACGAATGAGATTTTAGCCCAGGCTTTGTCGGTATGCTCCGACACGCCTCTCTTGATGGGGCTTACGTAGATGATTTTTCCTGTAAATTCCATGTTTAACTATTTCTTTAAAGTGATTTTAAGTGAACCTTTTACGGTGGATTCCTTGGAGTATTCCTTGAACATATTGGGGTAGTCCTTCTTGAAGGCTGCTGAGTCGAAAGACGTGCGCTTGGTGGGAAGGATGCGGGTGAGGGTGATGTGCTGACCGGAGAAGGACTTGATGTCGTGGGCTTCCATGATGTCGTAGAGTCCCTTGCGGAGCTGTTCGAGGTGGGCCTTCTCTTCGTCCATGTTGGCGATGATGGCGGCGATGGCCAGTTCCTTGTCGGCGACCAGGGCGGGGAGGTTGGAGAAGCGTGCCGCTGGCTCGAAGGGGCAGTCGTTGACGTCGCACTCGATGAGGTAGTCGATGAGGTCGTCGGAGACGGGCTGGAGGGGCACGTAGGCGTATTCAGGGCCGTGGAGCCAGATGGCTGCTATGGACTTGACTTTCAAGTCTGGGTTCTGCATCTCGAAGAAGCGCCGGTAGATGGAGAGCTGGTAGCGGACTGCCTCGCGGTCGAGCTTGTAGGTGCGCTTGACATCGACGAGGACGATGCCGCCGTCGGGGTCGAGGAACACATGGTCGATGGAGGATGCGTAGCGCTCGCAGTCGGAGACGAGGTACTCGGTGGCGACGTGGGATAGGCGGTTGGCTTCCTTCAGCTCGATGTAGTGGCGGAGGTCTTCATCGTCGGAGATGATGCCTGAGTCTTCATAGAGGCCGATGATGGCGTGGACTGCGGAGCCGTAGGCTGCGCGCTCTGCGAGCTTCTCTTCGGACACTCCGTCGTACTTTCCTGGGTTGAGGCGTTCGATGAGTGAGCCTGACGTGATTCCTTTGAGCTGCTTTCCGTCGAGCCAATAGGTGTGGGTGAGAGCCTCGAACTTGACGGGTGACTGTTTAAGATTTACTGTTTGCATTTTCTATTTCTTTTTTACGGAGTGAAACAACGTCGATGAATGTCTGGTCTTTCTGGAGGGTCTTGAAGGACTCCCATACGGCCTGTAGCTGGTCGGTGGTCTGAGCGGCCTTGACGGCAGCGAGGTATGGTGCGGCTGCGGGCTGCTGCTGGTATTCGGGGGTGTCGGTGTCCTTGTTGTCGTCGATGGCGAAGAGGCCGTTGAGGGCGTACTTGCGTGCGTAGGACGAGGTGGCCCCTGTGATTTGGCTTACGTCCATGCCTGCCTTTGTCTCGGCCTCACGGGCGAAGGCGTGTGTCTGTACGGTGTGTCCGTCCTTGTTGCAGAGCGTTGCCGTGGCCTTGACGTAGTAGCGGTCTCCGACAAGTAAGATTTCGTCTTCGATGGTGAGTGTGCATGACTGCTCCTTCAGGAGCGGCTTGACGGCTTCGAGGATGTCCTCGGCAGAGCGGTAGTTGTACTTTCCGAAGTTGTTGCGCTGATTCTTCGGGGCTTTGAGCCTTGACTGGATTTCGATTAACTCTTTCATACTGTTTAGAATTTATAAAATGGACTTATGCCTGTGGTTTGCTTGAACTCCTCCCTTGCGCGGAGGATTATCTCGGTGATGCCTGCATGGGCTCCGAGTTCTTCCTTGACTTCGGCTTCGATGCGCCCGGAGTTCTTGCAGAAGAAGTCGAGGTATGCCTTGCGGCGGACTTGGCCCTGGCCGATGCGGCATCCGTCGCGGAGGATGGAGATGGGGCGGTAGCCGTCGCACGGCGGATCTGAGGGCATGACGATGGTGTCGCGACGCGAGCACTTGCGGGTGTTATCGGTCTTGTACTTCTTGTAGATGCAGGACGCGCAGCACTCTACGATGAGGCATCCTGCGGAATCCAGGTGGCGTGGTCGGGTGTCAGTCTTCTTCATTCTCGGCTTCGGGTTTAGAGATTCGTTGCAGGAGTTCCTCGTAGGAGGCGCAGAGCTGCTCCTCGCGGTAGATGATGTCCTTCATGTCGCGGCACCAGTATTCGACGGTGGTTGCCCCGACGGGGTCGCCGGGGTTCCTGCTGACGGCTATCTGATAGATTTCTCCGTGTGTGGCGTGACAAGTATCGGTGACTGACCATACGGTGTCGCCGACGTTGAATTTTGTTGTTATTTGCATGGGTTTATGATTTTAAATGGTTTATGGACTAACGGGTGTGGTTGCACCAGTTGCGTGTTGCTTGCTGGTAGCCTGCCTCGTAGGCTTCGTCGGGCGTGGCCTTGGGGTGGCTGGAGAGCCACTTCTTCTTCTGGTCTTTGTAACTCATTTCTCAGTTCGAATTGCGTATTCTGAGATGAGGAGGGCGTCTTGATTGACGGCTGTCACCTTGATAGATGGGAAGAGTTGCTGGGCGTAGTCGCGCAGGCGTCGCTTGTGGTCGGCCTTGGAGCGGTCTTTTACGGAGTTTAGGGAGAGGGCTTTCTGCCATGCCTGTGGGCGGACTTTGACGGTTCGGATGCGGAAGTCGGCGAGGACTTGTTCGAGGTGTCCGAAGCCGTTGCCGAAGGAGAACATGGAGGTGACTCCCTGACCGGGCATGGCTGAGACGAGTTCGAGGTAGGCGACGATTTCCGTCTCGCTGGCGGCGGTGGCTTCGCAGATGAAGTCGCGGAGGTCGGCACAGGTGTCTGGCATCTTGGCGACGCTGATAATTTCGGACCCCTCGCGGATGCAGATGGCTCCGTTCTTGCCGGGGTCGATGGCTATGATTCTTTTCTTCATTGATGATGGTTTTGTGGGTTAACGTGGGCGGGGATGGAGTCGAACCACCGATTTACGCCTTAAGGTAAGCGCAGCTTCAATCCGTCGAAGTTCCCGTCCGTGTGCCCCTCCGCCGAGGGGCTGAAATTCAAAAAATTCTAACACAATTATACTTGCCCTCACGGGCTGACATAGAAAATAATTAATCAAACCAACATGAAAAAATGGATACCCTCACGGGCTTTGTGCAAATCAAGAGATAATACTTATAATTGAAAAAATGAAGTTCTAATGAAAAAGGAGGCGGGCAGCGCGACCTGCCCATTAAAAGCCATGCTTGCCTCTGTCTAATCGCAAAATGTTTTTTACCTGAGTTGAGGCGTATGCCTCTTCTCGCATTACAATTCATCGTTGCTATCCTCGCGGACTGCCGCCCTTTGCGGCAGTATTTAAGATTCGTTGTTCAATAATTGTCAATTCACTCATGGAGATTGCTCCCCGCTGTTTCTTGGCCGCTGCTAATAGTGGAAGCGGGCGGATTCGAACCGCGCTCATGCAAGTTTTATAATCCTGTTGCTCCTGCGGACGGTGGTGGGGTTAACTCTTGTCAATTCAAGCATCCGCTTACAGGCTTTCCGCTTCCGTGTGGCGGTTACTGCTCCACCGCCAAAGCCCCCGGTTTATACGCCTTGTCCGTTGGCCTGTCTAACCTTAATCGGGTTTTGTTATAAAAGCAACTAAAAACGAGGGCTTTCACCTCACGCTGTCCTTTGCAGCGGCATTGGGGTTAGTGAATATGTTTCGCTTTTCGGTCACATCTTTGTCGGCTCTTCGTGGAACAGGTCACTGAACTCCTTGGGGACGATGCAGTCAACCTCGAAGGGTATGGCCTTGCGGATGGTGCGCGTCGTGTCGGGATCGTCGGGGTGGTATTTGAGCGCGAGGGATTCCGACCTCCTCAGAAGGTCAATGGATTCCTGATAGATTCTTTTCATTCGGCCTGCTGTTCTTTGATTTCTGCGATGCGCTGTGCGATTCGCTGGCGGTAGATGGCATCTACGTCCATTAAGAAGGAGAGGTTGAGACTGTCGAGCAAATCGTCGAGCTCAGAGAGGGATTTGCGGCCGAAGTTGCGCATCTTCAGGAAGTCGGTCTTGCAGTGGCGGCAGATGTCGCCAAGGGTCTCGATGTCGCTGGACTTGCAGCAGTTGAGGGTTCGCACGGAGAGGTTGAGGCTGGGGTCGGTGATGGGGGTGTTGAAGAGCGATATAAGGCTGTCGGTCTCTTCGATGGCCTTGATGCGCTCGGCCTCGTTCTTGGCGCGGAGGGCTTCTTCGTATTCGCGCTGGGTCTTCAGTTCGGAGGAGAGGATTTTGACCTGCTGCTTCAGTTCCGCGTTCTGGAGGCGGACGTCTTCGAGCTGGAGGAGCTTGTCCTTGACTTCGGAGAGGAGGGTGGCCTTGCGGCATCCTTTGGTGAAGAGCTGGCGGACGCGCTCTTTCGAGAGACCAAAGCGGGAGGCGATGTCTTCGAACGTTTCGCCCTGGATGACGAGGCGCATGACTTCGGCCACGCGGTCGGGGATGATGTCGAGCTCGCAGAGCATGGCGGGGATGGCGTAGTAGAACTCGCGTCGGGTGAGTGCGCGGGCGAGGATTCCTTCTATCTGGAGCTCGCGGCGGACTGCGCGGCGGTTTGCCTCCTGCTCCTGCTGCATGGCCTTGATGTCGTCAAGTTCCTTGGTGATTGACTGGCGGGCGTGCTCTACGTCGGGTGCGATGTCGGCGATGGCGTTGACTTCTTCTTCGAGGACGAAGTGGGCTCTTCCGACTGCCTTTACTTGCAGGATGCCTCGCTTTGCCCAGTTCTCGACTGTCTGGCGGTGTACGCCGAGGCGTTCTGCTGCTTTTGTTACGGTGATGAGTTTCATGTTTTTATGGGGTTTTGCTGATTTCTGATAAACAAGGAGACACGGCCCTCGCGGGTGGTGCTCCTTTTCCTGTTTATATGAATAAGTCAAAATGTTGGACTCAGGGGCGGACTCGAACCGCCGACCTTCCCCAGTATGCAGGATGAATCACTGCAAGTGAGGCTGCTCTGACCGACTGAGCTACCTGGTGATATAGTGCATTCCGCAACCCCGGCTGCTGGAAGGTGTATCGGTCGCCTTACCTCCGAAATACCTATGCGATGCACTTGCGCATAGTGATATAGACTGGGTCTTTTCCTTCTTCCGTGCCGTCTGCTGCTGCGGTGTCCTTGTTCTCAATATTTCAAAGAGCGATAGTGGTGGGGAAGACAGGATTCGAACCCATTACTCCAGTATGTCAGTGGCGGGGACTGACAAGTGGTTTAACCAATCGGACTCCCTTGTACTTTGGGAATCCCATCCCCAGGTTGCCCCTACGCTTAGGGGCTGTTTTTAATAATAATGCTTATGCTTAACTAAAAATCCATGATAGCACCCTCACGGGCTTAGTTCAATTTTAGGCATCATAAATGAAAGAATTTAAGCAGTGGCGCAGGCGGGTTGCCGTCCCGCTGGCGGCGGCGTGGGATCAACATTAATTACTATTATGGCCTATTGGTTGCCGCGGCTGCGCCTTGTGGGAGTTACGTGACCTTCTTGATTTGCCGTTCGAGGTCGGACTTCCGAATGAGCACCGTGCCTCCGAAGGTGTAGTAAGAGAGTGTGCCGTTGAGGCGCATGTCCTTGATGGTGGACTCCCCTACCCCAAGCCACTTGGCGGCTTCCTTCTGGCGGAACCAGACTCTTTCGACTTCCTTCTCGACGACGGCGATGTTGAGATTTCGTTTGTTGCTCATTCTTCTATGTCGATTTTGTTTTCCTTGCAATATTCGTAGGCCACCCGTGACATCACTGCGATGGCGAGGAGAGAGAGGACTGTGAGCGTCATTGCCTGTTCTTCTTTGCGGTGTACCCGTAGCGCAGGTGCTTGACGGTCATAATCTCGATGGTATTCGTCTTGCGGTCGGTGGACGTGATGTACGTCAGCCCGTCTTCCCGCTTGTAGCGGTTGCGGACGTAGGAGACGAGGTTTCGCGTCGCGACGCATGCCCCGAAGTCAGGAAGAGTGACCCTGAGTTTCTGGTTACTTCCGATGGCTCGGATGTCTTCTACTGTTACTTTTGTTGCAATCATAGTTAAATAATGTTGTTTTTACCAAGTTTTACCACAAAAAGTTTGGTAGTGTCGCGTAAAAACCGTATATTTGCGGTGTTCAGTCGTTGTTGCGGTTTGTATTTACCGCGACACCACCTCTCTTTTGGGTGTTGTTTTTCGGAACAACGATACAAAGATAGGTAATTAATGGTAAACTACCAAAAGTTGCCGTGGTAAAACGCGGTTATTTAACGTAATTTAAAGGTAAATTGATTACTTATGGAAGAATTTAACAATTCAAACGAAAGGTTGGCCTACATCTTTGAAGAAAGCGGCAAGACAAAAAGTCGGTTTGCCGTTGACTGTGGCATCAACGCCTCAAACTTCATAAAGATGCTGAATGGCAAGGTCGGTGTGTCATTCGACAATGCGAAGAAGATTGAGAATGCCTACGGCTACAGTTCCGCCTGGTTGCTGAAGGGCACCGGGAACATGAAGGTGAAGGGCTGGGTTGCCGAAGACGCGAATGTCGGCAGCATACCGTACTACGATGAGCTGCCCGTATCTGCCGGTTCTTACGACCTTGCGACCATACCTATGGACGAATGTCCCACGAAGTTCTTGACGTTCCCAGGCTTGCAGGACGGGCAGTTTGCCTTCCCCGTCATCGGCTGCTCGATGGAGCCTACGATAAAGGCGGGCGAGGTGATCGTCGTGTCGGAGGTGAACAACTGGGAGCGGGTTGACCCCGACAAGGTGTACCTCATCATCACCACGGATGACAGGATGATTAAGCACCTGTCGGTGGACAACGAGAACGATGGCATACTGTGGTGTATCTCGGACAACGGGAACTATGCTCGGTTCAGCATCCTGAAGTCGGAGATTAAGAAGATTTACCGTGTGACGTTCCACGGCAGTTTACTTTAGGCATTATCAATTTAAATTTATACGGTTATGAAATCAATTAGCGGATTAAAAATGAGGGCGTTGCTTGTTAATCGTGTGTGCTACATCCTCATACTTGTATTTGGCGTGTTTATGAATATCGGCATGTATGGCCTCTACTACCACTACATACACGATGCTTTCGACACATATTATTCGACTGCTCGTCGGTGGGGAGTTGTCCTTATCATTCTGGGTATTGCATCTCATGTGTTGTTCACCACTCTTGGCTACTACTTAATAAAGTTGTTTATCCAGACGAGAAGGAATGAGGTTGAAGAATAGGTAGAAGTGTTTTTCAAGGCTTCGTAACATACTGGATTTCAGCATACTAACAAAAGCGCATCCGTGACTCTTAATCAGGGTGTCCAGGGTTCGAACCCCTGCGGGTGTACTGACTGAAAATGAGGGAGTTACGACAAATAGAGAGGTTCGTGACTCCCTCTTTTTTGTGTTGCAGGACATGGTTTGAGGGCTCTTGGCGGCTGAATTTGGTTGAAATTGGAGGTTCATTGGTTGAAATTTTGGTTGAAAATTTTTGTTCATGATTAAAATAAATGTTTTTGTTGACGGGAACCACCCAAGGAAGGATGGTTCGATGAGTGTTAAGTTTCGGGTTACGGGGAACGACGGCAGGCGTTTCTTCGTGGACACTGGGATGACGTCGATGAAGCGGTTCACGGGCCGTGCGTTCGACGCGAGGGAGAAGAACGGCGGCGCGAAGACTTCGCGGCTGAACCGCCTATACGACCAGATGGAGGAGTTCTGCCTCAGGAACGCCGAGATGGGCACGGACGAGCTGGCGGCGAGGCTGCGCGAGCTCGTGGGCGGCAGGCCCGTGTCGGTGAGGACGCTGGCTGACTACGTGCATGACTATGCGGGACGTGCAAGGACGGAGTCGTCGCGGCAGTCGGTGCTGCTGACGGAGAAGAAGGTGCGGGCGTTTGACGCACGGGCGCGGCTGGACATCAATGCGTCGTGGCTGGAGGACTTCGACCGCTGGCTGGAGGACGGCGGCTGCAACGTGAACGGCAGGGGCGTGCACATGAGGAACCTGCGGGCGGTGGTGAACTGGTGTATAGACAACGAGTGGACGGAGGGCTATCCGTTCAGGAGGTTCAAGATTCGGAGGGAGGAGACGCGTAAGCGTGCGCTGACGCTGGAGCAGGTGAGGCTGCTGCGTGACTGGCCGCTGGAGGGCCGCCTGGCGATGTACAGGGACTTGTGGATGCTCTCATTCTATCTCTGCGGGGCGAACTCGGTGGACTTGCTGCTGCACGCGCCCTTGGTGGGCGACCGCTACGATGGGAGGCGGCAGAAGACGGGGCAGCGTTATGACCTGCCGGTGACGAAGGAGGCACGGGAGATCGTGGAACGCTGGAAGGGCAAGGACTACATGCTCTGCCCGATGGACACGAACAGGAGCGTGAAGGACTTCCGCAGGAACTGGAACGACGGCCTGCGAAACATAGGCCGCGACTACAGGCCGCACTACGGCTACAGGGTGAAGGCCGAGGATGCTCCGTTTGCGGGGCTGACGACGTACTGGGCGAGGCACACATGGGCGACGATAGCCGCCGGGCTTGACATCCCGAAGGAGGTGATAGCGCGCTGCCTGACGCACTCGTGGGGGCAGACGGTGACGGACACGTACATCGACTTCGACTGGCGAAAGGTTGACGAGGCCGTCAAGAAGGTCGTGGAGCTTGTCAACAAGACTTGACTTCACGCGCCTCTGTCTTTAGACTGTACTATCCCCTGTCTGCTGCATAGATAATAACTTCCAAAAATGAACGAGCCTCAAAAACCGCATAGTTGCGGGATTGTGGAGCCGTAATTGCAGGAGTTCTTGCGCTTGTAGCCGTAGATGACGTGCTGGAAACGCTCAGACCATGCACGCGACTTGATGGAGTAAGAGCACGGGACGAGGATATAGCCGAGGCCGTTCCTGGTGAAAGAGAACGTCTTCCTTCCTGCCCGTTGCAATGAGGTCTCAATGTCTTCCGCTTCGCTGAGGTCGGCCACGCAGTAGAGCCTTGACGAACTCTTGCTGATGACCTCCTTCTGCTGAAGCCTTTTCATTATGAGGTGCGTGGAAGACTTGCTCATCCGTGTGTTGCAAGCGAGTTGACTCAACGTGAGGGTACTGGAGTTGGCACCGCGATGGCTTCGTACTCTGCAAGATAAGCAGTCGTTCCTTTCCTGCGCGTTGATTGGGTCGGTTGCAAGAAACTCGTTGATGAGGTCGTAAATCTCACGCAACTTACAGTCTTTCTTGATTGGGAATTTGTAGCACTCGTCTGAGTGGTATGTCTGTCCCCTGCGATTCTCCTTGTCCGTCTTGTCACGGAAGGAGTTGGCCCTTACAGCGTTCTTGTGTTCGAAGAACGTGAAGAGTCCGGTGTTCTCCCGTGCATCGGCATAGAGTCTCTCGGCCTTGGTTTTCCCGACGTGGAGCCTGTATCGCAGGGTCTTGGTGTTTACGTTCCATACGACAGAACTTTCGTGCTGCATCTTGAACCAGATGCAGAGGGCAAACAGCTCCTTGCTGCGCTTGGTGTCAGCGTAGCGTTTGAGAAGTTGTTTTGGCACGTTCAAGTTCTGCTGCATACATAAAAAGACAAATGCCAACCAAGCAGTGGGGATGCAAGATTGGCAAATGTACAAAATGCAAAATAAAATCTATTTTATATACCCTCGCGGGCGGCGTAATCCTTTTATGCCTTGCTCAATTCCCCACCTTGAACTGGGTGCAAAAGTATAAAAAGATTTGGTAATTATCAAGTAATTATTGGTAATTTAACGGTAATTAACTGTATTTATAAAATGGGGGAGCCGCACGGATGCGACTCTCCCCTACCCTTAAAAATTACGAGATTATGTTGTCGTAATCGGTTATAAAACGCTGATGTCGTGGTTTTATTGTGTTCGGCTGCGTGGTTTTGCAGCCGATGGAGACTATTCTTCGGGAGGTGGCGGCTCGATGCCTAACTCCATGAGCATGTCTTTGAGGACTTTTATCCTTTTCTGGAGCATGCTTATCTGCACACCCAGTTGTTTCTGCTCCTTTTTCCGCTCTGAAAGCTTGCTGGACAACGCCCCGATGTGCGACCTCAGCTCGGAGAGTTTTTCCGTGAATGACTTGTTCTGTTCTTCGAGCTGGTGCGTGTACGGTTCTATGTATTCAAGTTTCTCCCAGAGTTTCCTGTATCCGTGGATGATGAATTTCATCCTGACCTCGTAGGGGAGGTCGTCTTGTGGTCGGTGTGTCATAGTTGCTATGGTTTTAGGGTTTGAAGAAACGGATGGCCGCCTCGGAGACGTTGCGGTAGCCTACGATGTATCGCTGGACGGTGATGTCGGGTGACGAGTGGCCCATGTACTGCGAGATGGTGGCGGGGTCGGCTCCCCGGACGAAGAGGTTCGTGGCGAAGGAGCGTCTGCCCGTGTGTGATGAGACGAACTCCCACTTGGGTCGGTCGGCCTGCTGCTCGCCGTGACGGTAGCGTGACGTCTCCTGGTTGATGCCCACCTTGCGGCAGATGCGCCGGAGTGTGGAGTTGAACTGGTCGAGCGGCATGGCGGAGCGTATGCAGGGCTGGTTGAGGAGCGGTATGAGGTTGGCGTGTACGGGGAGCCGCACCTCCTTCTTGGTTTTCTTCGAGACGTAGGAGATGGTGTCGGAGAGGCGGTCGCAGTTGGCGAGCTTGATTTCGACGGCATCGCATGCGCGTGCCCCTGTGTATGCCTCGACGAGGAACACCTTCTTGACGAATGCCTCTGCCTCGGAGATAGGCGTGTACTGGTAGATGCGCTCTATCTCCTCCTCGTTGAGATAGACGGCCTGTGAGGGTTCTCCCTTGAACTGTAGGAGTTTCTTGTAGGAGACGGATGGTATCTGGACTTCAGTGGAGAAGTCGGAGATGAGTGCGCGTATCTCTGCGAGGCGGTTCTTGATGGTGTTGGCCGAGTAGCGTAGCGTGAGTTCTTCGCGGAGGTCGCGGAGGTTGGCATCGGTGATGTCTTCCCACTGCGGTGCGTGCCCGATGAGTTTTGTGAAGATGTCGAGCGTGGCGACGCGGAGGGGGTATTTCCAGACGTATGCGCCGGTGAATGTGTGGCGCCATGCCCGCGGATTCTCGTTGTAGCCACGGAAGTAGCCTTTGTTGTAGGCCGTCCTGTACTTGTGGTACTGTTCGACGGTCAGCATGTCCTTGATTTTCTTTGTCATGGTGCAAAAGTATAAATTTTTTATGAATACTATACGAATCTGACGTGTTTTTTCACGTCTTTTTTTGAGAGATTGGGTAGTCGTGACGGATTTTGACTTCCGTCACGGCCTGAGAGAGACTACTCGCTGCGTGTTGAGATGACGGTGTGCTCGACGTAGGAGCCCCGTGATGCGTGGTAGTTGGGCGAGTTTCGTACTGTCTGCGAGGCGACGGCCTCTGCCTGCTGTTCCGATTCTGCGCTGACGCAGATGGTCGTTGACATGGTGATGTCAACATCTACCTGATAATTCTTCATAAGCGTTTGGGTTAAAATTGGATTTTCTTTTCTTCGATACGAATATCTTCGTAGTAGTCGTCAAAAGTGTCCTCGATGTAGTATGAGGTCTCCGTCTGCTCTAAGATAAAATCGTCAGGTCTGTCGATGTAAGCCAAGAAGTGACTTTCGTTGAGCAGAGTCGTTATTTCTTCGCGCATCACTTCCTTTGCTGTCTCCTCGCTGATGCAAGGGACTACATTGAACAGGATTTCTCCGTTCACTTTGCTTTCTTGTGTTACAAGCCAAATTTTCTCTATCATAATCAACTGTTTATTTTTTTTAAACAAAATTTGAACGATAAACGAGCCTTGAGTTTGTATTCGACAAGGACGTCGTAATTAAATCTTGCTGTTTCAAAATCAGCATAATTAATGCTTACTCCCGTGTCGAGACACGTTACAATCCAGGTAATCGGCATAACTGTTCGGTTTGGGGGTTATTACTTACGGTTGAAAAGCGACCAGGCATCTTCAATGCCGTGGAGGTAGGCGAGCAATGCGGTCTTGCTGCGTGAATGCTCGTCGAACGGACAATTCATGTCCCAGACGACAAACCAACCCGTGTTGTCGTTGTACAACTTTCCTTTTGTTCCTGCAAGTGCGTTAACTCTCTTCAACGCGCTTACCAACATTTCTCTGTTAGCCATAATCGTTAATTTTAAGGGGGTTAGACATAGGCGGTAAGCGGTTGCAGAACAACCGCCTGCCGAGAAGAGACTACACGACCTTGCGGATGGAATAGAAGGGCGTGGGGATGGGTGTGCGCACCTCGTTGACGTAGTAGGAGGCGACGGGCGGCGTGAGGCGGAGGGTGTCCTGACAGTGGACTTCGCCGATGATGCCGTGGGCCATGAAGTTGAGGGCGCACATCTTGCAGGAGACGGGGTCGATGTCCTGTGCGACATAGTAGCCGACGGCCTGTCCGTGATGCTGGGGCGTGGCGTTCTGCATGTAGTGGGCAAGGAGTAGCCGCCCGGAACCGCAGCAGGGGTCGTTTATCCGCTGTGGCGTGTTTTCTCCGTCGTGGTGGGCAACTATGCTGGCCATGAGGTCGGAGACGTCTGGAGGCGTGAAAAACTGCCCCATGCGCGACGCCTTGGACTTGGACTGGAACATCTGCTCGTAGATGGAGCCGAAGAAGTCGCAGGGTTTCCCTCGGTTCATGTGGCGTTCCACGTCGGTGAGCCAGAGTAGGAGGAGGCGGAAGTATGGCTCGGACTGCTCTTTTGCCTCTGAGAGAATCGACTGGATGGAGTCGTGGGTCAGATACTTCTCGGCATCGAACGCGCTGATGGCGTAGTCGAGGAAGTCGGAAAGCGCGGCCTCCGCTGGGCGGTGGTTGCGGCGTGCCTCGTCGAGCAGTATGCTGACGGGGTTGATGGGTGCGGGATTTGACATAGGCTATTTATCTTTCTTCTTGTTGACGAAATGGTCGCTGAGACGGGCTTGTCCGTCTTTCTTCAATGCGGCGAAGAGGGAGAATACATCTACCTGGTTGATGATTGGATCTTTGTCCATAATCTTTAAGTTTTGAGGGTTAAACAATGGTTGTTGCCGTGGAACGGCAACATAAGAGACGTTACTCTTTCTTGTGGGCGAAGAAGCCGCCGGAGCAGTAGCCCCACGAGATGAAATCGACACCGAGGGCGTCGCCGTCGATGACGTCGCAGTCGGCGATGGGGATTTCCACCCATCCGGCAAGTTCTGCCTTGTCGGTATATACAAATCTTTTGCACGGATAGCCGAGGTGGTCGGTTCCTTCCTGCCATTCTCCTGAGAGGTTGTCGCCCGTGTCGGGACCTTTGTCGAAGTCGGTGGAATTGTAGCACAGGAGTTCGTTTGCACCGTCGGTGGTGAAGAACTGTATGTCGGCCTTCCGGCAGGCATCGATGGCCTCGACGAGTTTCTGGATGAGTGCCTTCTGCTCGACGGTGGTCTTGAAGGGAGACGGTTTTTCCGTCGTCAGTTCCTGCGTGATGTAGGAGAGCTGTCCGTAGGCGATGTCGGCGACGTTGATTTCGCGCTCTTCGCAGAAATAGTCGGAACCTCCTGCGGAGTCTTTCTCCTGTCCGTAGATGCGTAGCACTTCTTCGTCTTCCTCGTCGAGGAGTTCGACGCGTGTGATGCGGACGTCGGCAGGGTGCGGATAGTAGCCGTTGAAGTTGCACATGATGACAGGTGCGTAGTCTTCGTGGAATACTGCACCTCCGCCGTTGTTGCGTACTGCGTTTTCGAGTTCCTGGAGTTCGCGCTGCTTGATTTGCTCGTAGAGGGCGCGGATTGATTTTTCGCTGTTCATAATCTTTTGGTTTTAAGGGTTAGACAATAGCGGCTGTGGCTGTACCACAACCATGAGAGGCTAATAGCATTTCTTAAATCGCACGGGACTTAATTCCTGCCAGTCGTCAGGTTCCTCTAAATCAGAAAGGCATCCCTGTTTCTTGCATCGAGGACAAACGTCGTCACCTCTCGGCACCAACATCATCGCCTCGCAGTTGTCGCACCTGACAAAGTCGGATGCGTCACGGGCATAGTCGTAGATAATTTTCATGCGACGTAGGATTTGAAGTTCTCCTTGCGAAATGAGCGGAACTGCTTCTTTACTGTGTCGAAATACGTGACGAGCTCGGGATTCGGCTCACGATTCGACGTGTCCTTGATGAGAGGAAGGATGACATCATCCTGTAGGGTTCCGAAGGCCTGACGGACTGTGCCGTCCTTCTTGACGAAGTAGAACTCGACGATGCGGGACTTCATGGCTTTCACACACTCGGCAATCTGCTGTGCCTGGGTTTCACACTCGGCCATGGGGCGGCCAGTGATTTCGTTGATGCGCTTGGCATCGGTCAATACTTTTTCTGACATACTCTTTGTTTTTAAGGGGTTAGACAATAGGTGTGGCTATAGCATAGCCACATGCAGAGACGAGGGTTAAGGCTCAAAATCCGTGCTGAAAACGCGGCTTTGCGCGGCATTCTCGGCGATTACGAATTCCTTGATGGACGGCCATTGCTTCAGGAACTCTTCCAGCATGTCGTCACGGAAGAACTGGTGGCCGTTGTAGGCGTGCGGAGTGCATTGCATGCTGCCGCGTGTGAACGTTGCGGACTCGGTTGTGGACAGGGCCATGGAATATCCATAGCCGTGGGAACCTTCTTCGAGATACGCCTTTCCGTCCTCTACTACAAGCCGAATCCAGTAGTATGTATTGTGCCGGCAATTGAACTCGCCATTGAGGTGCGGACAGTTTTTCTCAATCCATTTTGCGACTTTGTTGAAGTTGGCGATTAACACCTTGTTGGTATTTGCCAGCAATCTTCTCTCGTAGGCGTCATCATTGATGTCGCGATAATCAAATTTTCTCATATCTTCAAAATTTTAAGGGTTAGACAATGGTTCCCGCCATGCGAGACGGGATGAGAGGCTAAAGGTATCTGAGCCATTCGGGACGGAAGATGCCGACGAGGATGAGGACGAGGGCATAGACGAGCATGGCTCCGGCAGCCCACACTCCGAAGAAGAGCATGGCCGCAATGAAGTACCAGACGAAAGCTGCGAGGTTTTTCATTTAAATCATTTAGAAGAAGTTTGGTGAATAGGTTCTCTCCCTTCTCAGGCGACGGGATTCGGTGAGGCGCACAGCTGTGTCGGAGCGTAATTTGTGATAAAGATTCGAAACGTATTTTATCTTCGCGAAGAATATTTGCACGGCCTCGTCGGTGGGTTCGCTGAAGACGTAATTCGTTTCATCGTAATAGATGTAGAGTTTTCCGTCGCTGTATAGTGCCACGGCTTGACCGCCTGTTTCCACCCACGTCCTACGCTCGTTGCCGTTGAAGCCGATGGCCCCGAAACGGGCTGACAGTTTCCTTCGTTTGAGTACGCCGAAGATGTCGGCGAGGAGTTTTTTCTTTTTGTCCATAATTCTTTGATTTTTAAGGGTTTTACAAAATGGTTGTGGCTGGGGTGCAGCCACATACGAGACTCAGAAGAAATCTGGGTTGCTCCACATGGTATGGTCGCGATGCCATTGGCGGCGGAGGTGCTTCAGCGTTGCCTCGCTGGACGATTTCTCTTCCTGGATTCTCCGCTGCCGCTCGTCTTCGCGTATCTGCTGCTCGGTGCGCATTTCGGGCCATGTATCATACGCTGATTCACAGAAATAGCCGTCGTCGGTGAAACGCAGGATAGAATAACTTCTGCAACGACAGATTGTTGTCCACGGCACAAGGACGCCATTGGGTGCCTCGACGTAGAGTGTTTTGTTCTTCTGATGAAGTAGGAGTCCGAGAGCGCGGAGGCGGGACTTCGTGGTGACGGTGGGATAGCCGTGATGGGTTGCGTAGATGTCGCCGCTGTCGAGGTTTATCTGCGCAATCTTGTTTCCGAAGAGGAATACCTCTGCCCATTCATTCACGATGTTGACACGGGTGTTCGACCGTTTCCAGTTGCGACGCTCGGCGATGGCGCGAAGCATCTGCTGTTCAATCTTTCTCATAATCTTTTCTTTTAAGGGTTTGACAATAGGTGTTGCCGTCTGGAACGGCAACAAAAGAGACGTGACGTCAGATGGCCTTGAAGGCTTCGTTCCATTCCTCCTTATCTTCGTGGAGCATCTTCATCTCGTCGAAGATTTCACGGAGGCGGGGCTCGGAGACGTTTCCGAGGACTCCGAAACCGAGATTGTCGCAGGCGTCTTCGAAGGTGATGTCGGGATACCACGTGAGGCAGTTGTCGAACGAGTCGTAGGCTTCGTCCTCATAGTCCCAGCTACAGCGGTAGTGAGGGAGATAGCCGTGGGAATACGGCTGATAGACGAACGGATAGACGTCGGTGCAGGTCTCGATGACGTGCTGGACGAAGAGCAGGCAGTTCTCCAGTTCGGAGAGGACTGTGAACTCATGGTCGGTGTGTGCCTCGTAGTAGCCGCAGGAGAGATTGAGGCAGGAGATGCCGACACCGCGCTCGGTGAGCGTTCCGACGTCGGTGATGCTGCCCTGGTCTTCCTTGTAGCCGAACTTCTCGGCCCCGATGGCCTTGATGAAATCGTCGGAGCAGACGTCACCGCAGAACATCGACGTGATGAGGTCGGAGGAACCGCGGCGGTCTGGCTCGATGATGAACCGGCAGTCGGAGAAGAAGGTGAGGTCGCAGGCAGACGAGCCCGTGCATCCCACTTCCTCGCCCACGAAGAAGGCCACCTTGATGGCGTCGTACTTCGCGAGGCATTCGAGACAGATGAGGATGCCGTTCTTGTCGTCGGCTCCGAGTCCCTGCTGCTCGTGGCATTTGGGCGAATATCCGAAAATGACGTCGTGGTCTTCGATGCAGACGAAATCACGTGAGTGAGCGTGCTGCACCTGATCCATGTGGGCAGCCAGGCAGGGATATGTGTCGGCCTGTCCCTTCGTGATGAAGAGATTGCCGGACTTGTCCTGCACGATGCCGGAAGCACCGCAGGCGCGTGCCTGACGCTTTAGGAACTTACGCATTTTCTTCTCTCCCCCGCTCGGTGAGTGGAGGCAATAGAGCTTCTTCAATAATTCTTTGTTCATATTCTGAATTTTTAAGGGTTATACATGGCTGTTGCCGCTGGGAACGGCAACAAAAGAGACGTTACCCTACGAGAGCGAGGGCGTGGGATTCACGGTAGGCTTTCTCGGCACGGAGCATGCAGTCTTCGCAGCAGTAGGTCTGGAGGGTGAGCTCGGAGAAATATCCGTTCTCTTTGAGGAAGTATCCGCGGCACTCGTAGCAGTAGCCGACGGCCTCGTCGTCCTCGTGGTAGTAGTCGCCATCAATGTAGATGGCTTCCCTGCTGAGACACCAGGTGCCGTCGTAGAGACACTCGCAGTCGGATGCGTGGTGCCGTTCGCCGTCGATGCACTCTACTGAGTCTTCGTAGAGGACATAATCATCGCGGTAATAATCGTAGAAGACATCATCCTCGTGGTGATACTCGTCGAGATAGTCACACCAGCAGAAACTTTCGAGGTCGTTGGCATCGCAGGAGAAACAGTTTCCACCACTGTAAACCGTGAGAGTCTCCATGCACCAGCGTTCGTGCCATTCGTCCCACTCACGACCTGGGAACACTCCGTCGGTCATGGTGAGCTCGACACCGCTGCGAGAGTAGTTGTCGGCGATGCCGTCGTTCCAGTATTTGAAGGAGTCCTGGTAGGAGACCACGCTGTCGCTGTCAAGGTCGCAAGCAATCCTGAAGAACTTGTCGCGCAGGGATTCTCCGTCGTTGGTGACGAAGTTGCGCGAGTCGTGACAGGATGCGCCCACGGTCTTGTAGCCGTCGATGAGTCCTTCGTCGATGAGCTTCAGCACGAGCAGACGCTTCAGTGCCTCGTCACAGTCGGAGGAATACTGACGCTCGGCGAGCCTCCAGACTTTTCCGCTCTCGTCGAGGACTCTGTTGTAGATGACGCAGCGCGCCACCATGTCGCCGTCGCAGTCTTCGAGCCACGCAGCCGTGGCATCGACAGCCATGTAATAGAACTCAGCATAGTTTTCGTTCATCATGCAGGAACCGAAATCTCCCTTGTAGGAGAAATCTCCGTAGATGCCGTCGAAGTCGGACAGCTCGCTGCCGTAGTGGAGGGTGTACTCGTCGCGCTCCTGTCTGGTGTACGCCTGCCAGTCGGCAGCGAACTCCTCGCAGAGCCAGATTCGTATCGTCTCGTTGATGCGGCAGCGCGTGTTCTCCTCGATGAGCTTGGTCAGGAACTTTCCAGCCTTCATCTTGTAGATACGCGAGCCCGTCTCTTCGTGCTTGATGTAGCGGATGCAGCGGAGGTCGCCGTCGGCGCAGATTCCTCCGAGGCTGTCAGTCTCGTAGGTGTCGGAATGGAAAACCCTTCCGAGGACGTTGACGGCATATTCACCGCGCGACGTGTCGCAGAGCTGGTCCATGAGCCAGTTTTTGAGGGCTGGCATGGACGAGATGGTGAAGGGATAGTAGTTGCCCTTCTTCCTCGCAAGTTTCCATATCTCCTTGTCCTTGTAGAGTGACAGGAGGATGCGGTTCTTGCGTGACTTCGCTCCGTTACCGTGTTCGGTGATACCAAACAGATTCGAAAACTCTTCGTGATTTGCAAAACTTTTGATGTACAACATAATCTTTAATTTTTAAAGGGTTCAACAATAGAAAACCGCCTACATTTCTGCAAGCGGTTCGTGAGACTCAGGAGGTCTTCTCCATCTCGTCAATCTCGGCTAATTCTTCGAGAAGCGAGTCGCCGCTGATACGGTCTGCGTTGTAATCTTCCCACAGGCCGTGCGCTCTGAGACTACGACAACACGAAGTCGTCGCTCTTGTCAAACAAACTTCGGAGCGAGATTTTCATCACTCGCGCCAGGGACACTCCGCCGAAAAAGTCGGTACGGAAAAGCGGATGCTTGTTCCACAATTTAAATAGATGGGCGGCATCGTACTTCGAGAGCTGCCATTTCTTGTGACTGCCGTCCTTCATATAGACGGTGGCGTTCCACACAACTCCTGCCGTGTGGTGGTTTGTTGGAATATAACACATATCTCAAAAAAATTAAGGGTTGATAAATCGTACTTGCGGGCAACATCGTACTCGCAAGCAAAAGACTACCAGATTCCCAGCGACTTCTCGACTTCAATTATCAGTCGTACTGAATTTCGAGTCAAGATTTTGCCGTACTTTGAGCCAGACTGAAACGCCAGCCACACGGCATAAATCACGCCAAGAATTTCGCACGTCGTACTGTCTGACAAAATTCCAGCCACGGCAGGGAGCAACAATATCGTACTCACTGCAAAACAAATCATTTTCTTCATAATTATCGTACTTGTTTGGTTAATATCGTACTCTCACCGTCAGGCTCATACGTCCCGACAGTGAGAATAAAGAGAGTTTTTATAGTCTCTCCGCTGCCCTTTCACGTTATTTTACTGTCTTGATTTCTCTAAGGGATCCAGCGGATAGTTCTCGCGTGTGCCGGAGAACTCCGTACATTACTGCACGGAAAAGAGGCTGCACGTACGACAATTAACAATCGCCGTACTATTCCGTTCGTTTTTGTCCGTCGGGAACCACCCGACACGGCCAGAGGAACTGGAAATCTCTCGCCGTCAGTACAACTGTACTGAAAAAATTAAAGAATATGATTATATCGTCGTGTTTTTCTTTCCTCCGCTTCACCACTGAGGGCGCTTTGATTTCAACACATCGCCAGTCTCCTGACGTGCCGCCACGGATGCTCACACGCAAACCGTTCGGGAGATTCCATCCCTCCGATATCCGTTCGTTCAAATCGTTCATACTCAGAACTCGCTGAACGTCCAGGTTCATATCGTACTGTCCACTCTGCATTTCGTTCGGGCTTGTGACCGTCATCTCTCCCATACAACGGGAGCCGTGGCTGCATTAAACAGTGGGGAGAAATCTCCCCGTCAGTCGGCTGTGGTGATTAGCTCACCCCGTCCATTCTCTTCACTTTTTCAATTATCTCCGAAATCTCGCTGTCTGTCACGTCTGACAAATCTTGATAGGAGAATCTCCAATTATTTTTGACGTCCTGGACATTCGGATAGCTCACCCGCTCGACGCTGAGGTCGCAGACGATGGCGTTCGCCAAATACAAATGCACATTGTGAGAATCGTTCATTTCGTTCGTTCGTTTTGTTCGCTCGCTCAGATCGTTCACCGCTCGTTCGGTGGTTGCGCTCTGGCGATCCCGACAGATTGAAATCTGTTTCGTCTTAATTTTCAAAGACTCTTCAGGGGATTTTTTGAAATGGAAACAAAAAAAGCGGGAAAAATCCCGCTTTTCTTGTCGTGTGTGTGCGTTTTACTTCGCTTTCTCCGCTTTCATTGCGCGTAACTTCGAAATGAGTTCTAACATTTCTGCATCTCCGCTCGCAATGTTCACGAGTGCGTCGAGTCCATTTTCTGCTTTCTTGTCTTGTCTCTTGTTTGCGTTTTTCTTCTCGTAGTCATAACGGTTGAAACTGTTTACAACAGTCTTAACTCCGCGTGCGTCTCCGATAATGAAAGAACGTTTAAACCATTCGTTACCGCCCAAATCTCCGAGCGAAATAGCATTGGGGTAACTCTTTAGCCATTCTTCTCGTGTGTGTGTCTTGTCGAATTTCGGACAAGTGAAAACGAAATTTGCACCGTTTGCGGTTGCCGTCTCCTCCAAAATTCCCCTTACTTCGTTCTCATCCGCTCCGAGTGCTGCGCAATAATGCTCAACCGCGTGCAATGCCATAAAAGCGTTTAGGCGCTCGCTTTCGGTCAATTCCTTTGCGCTCTGGGTTTCCACTTGCGACATATCCACATTTGCGCTTGTCGCTTTTACTTGTTTCTCACTGTTTGCAATTTCATTGAATTGCTTCTCATTTACTTTTGCCATAATTGTAATTTTTTTTAATTTGCTGCAAATGGTGTGCAGTTCACGGAAAAAGGATTTCTTTCCCTTTTTCTACTGCAAATATAGCCAATTATTCCGGCATTCTATGTAAACATTTTTCGTTATTTCAAATGAATGTTAACAGTTTAGCAAAACTATGTTAACGTATTAACAAACGTTATACGAATATAGTTAATTTATGTTGGGTAGTTAATTATTTTAACTTTGAATTTTCTTTACACACAAAAACGCAAACGTTCCTAACTTACTGATTTATAGGTAGTTACGCGATTAAAATGCAATTTTGCCATGTTGTCAGTGCATTTTTTTTGAATTTCTCAAAATGGCATATTAAAATACCTTTAGCGAAAAATAAATCTTTACAAAATTACTATGCTATACAACATAATTTTTGTAACATATTTTGAATACAAAAATATGCTGCAAAACATATTCTATGAATTTTCTTTACACTAAATTTGCAGCCGAGAATTTTATGCAAAAATAAGCTATTTAGATTAATTCTAAACAAGAAAAAGGGTGGCGCGGCTCGTAACTTGCTGATAGTCAGGCATTTACAAAAACGTATAAAATAAAATAGTATTAAAATACTATATGGATGAATATGCGGTTTTTTGCATAAAAATACGGGGGATACCCCCTTGAAAAAACTTGACAAAAGCGGTGCGGTGACCTCCTCAAAAAATTTTCCCCCTGATTTTCATATTTTAACATTTCTTTAAAACACGATATTCTTCACTAAAATGTGGTATATTTTTTATGGTTGAAATTTTCCTTCACCTGTTAAATTACTGTAAATTAGCGTATTTTTATGGTATTAGTGTAGTAAATGAAGGAAAATTGTGTATATTTGCACCTGAAAGTGTGCGCATGTATTAAAGATGTGTGTACGGCTTTAAAAATTTGAAGTTGGAGTTATAGGTAGCGGTCTTTTTCATTCACTTTGCGTTGTAAGTGGTGTTAAGTGTTTGGTTATTAGGCATTTGCGCTGAAAAATTTCCTTCATTTTTGTATTCACTTGGTAAAATTATTGTTCACTGGTAGATTTAGGGAGGAAGATTATGGACAAGGATTTAACGAAAAGATTGCAAGAGGCAAAGAGTTGTTGTGAGGAAGAGATTCTTTCGGCAATAAGGAAATTCTCTGATGCAACCGGCCTTCAAGTAGATAGCGTAGATTATCAAGACCGTCACTACGGCAGCTTGGTAAGCCAGAGTGTTGAAATAACCGTAAGAATATGAGAGACGAACTACAAGCAGTTTCTCATGGACTACTTCGGGATAGAACTATAAACAGATAAGGTAAGAAGATTGTTTAACTTAAAATATTTTGCTATGGACAAGGAGAAGAAAGTCGGAGAAGTCAAGGCAGTGAAGAATGATGCTGTGGATGATGTTCTTACTGTGAGGAACTCCCTCGACGAGAGTGTTTTCAAGCGGACGTTGAAGTATTATCACGGGAACCTGAAAGGGCATATTGACATTGTCAAGGACAATACGATTGCGACGCTCAACCTATGCCGGGAGGTCAGGAAGATTCTCGGTGAGATGTCTGAGAACGGCGTGAACAAGATTTCGGAGCTGGCCTTTGAAGTGCTGAGGCTGCATGGCGAGCATGATGGGCTGAAGTCCTCGTATGAAGACCTAACGTCGGAGCATGAGGATATGAAGGTGGAGTATGAGGGGCTGAAGGAGAAGTTTGCCGACCTTGCGGACGAGAACGATGCGTTGCGTGAGCGTCTGGAGAAGACGCTTGGTGCCCGCCTGAAGAGATTGTTTCACTTAAAGAGATGAGTCTATGAGAGAAGACAAGATGATTGACAAGATTTACGGAGAGCTGACCACTCGCCTTTCGTCTTCCGACTTCAACTTCGAGAAGTACAAGAGGGACTGGGGCAGGAAGAACTCCGTAGAGTTCAACACGCTGTGGAGCGAGATTATCGACGACATCGAGAGGCTGGCGAAGTCGTGTACGCTGAAGTTCTACGAGGGGCGTTACTACATCTTCGACAACAAGATATACATCCCGATAGAAGAGAAGGTCGTGATGAAGGCGTTTGAGGTTACGATGCGCCATCAGCGCGTGATGGTGATAGCGTCGAGTGCCACGGTGGCGAAGAAGAACTTCTGCGACGTCATCAGGTACTACAACCCCTTGACTCCGAGGAAGGACATGGTGGCTTTCTCGAACGGTGTGCTTGACCTTCGCAACTTCAATGCCGAGGGCCGTTTCAGGGTGGAGTTCCACGAGGATTTCTCCCCCCGGTATCATGTGACGTACCATCACCCCTACCCCTACGACCCCGACGCGAAGTGCCCGATGTGGAAGTCGTTCCTCCACGAAGTGCTTCCCGACAAGGATTCGCGTGTCGTGTTGCAGATGTTCCTCGGCCTCGGCCTGATACAGCGCAGCACGGTGTATGACGAGTGTGAGGGTTCTGAGTCAGCGAAGGTGGAGCTGTGCCTGATACTGCTGGGTTCGGGAGCCAACGGCAAGAGCGTCATCTACCAGACGGCGATGGGCATCTACGGCCCGAAGCGAATCAGCGGCGTTGACTACGACGACCTGACGGCCACGGGCGACGAGGGCATGAGGAGCAGGACGCTTCTGAGGGAGGCCCTTTTCAACTGGTCTTCGGACAGTGACCCCCGTACTTTCGGCAGGAAGCGGACGGGTGTGTTCAAGCGTATCGTCAGCGGTGAGCCTGTCGCCGACAGGAAGATTGGCGAGAACGTGAAGGAGAACTTCCACATGCCCTACCTTGTGTTCAACCTCAACGAGTTGCCCCGTAGCGACGACCAGACGCTCGGTTTCATCCGTCGTTTGCAGTTCGTGAGCTTCGACGTGACGATACCCCCTCACAGGCAGAACAAGGCATTGGCCTCCGACCTGCGTTCGGAGTATTCGGGTATCTTCAACTGGATATTGAGGGGTGCGAAGGAGCTGCGCAGGAAGAAGTTCGTGTTCCCTGAGTCGGCGAAGCAGCGTCAGCAGGTCGTGCTGGCCCAGTTGCAGGTTGACCCTGTGTCAGCCTGGCTGAACGCCTACAGGCTCAGGAGCGAGCGTAACATTGCCGGTGAGCGTTGCCTCTGGGTTCACAACCAGAAGCTGCTGGAGCACCTGTGGCAGTTCTGCGACGACAACGATGCCGAGCGTCCGACGAAGCAGAAGTTCGGGCATACGATGACGAGGAAGCGTTTCGACCGCAAGAGGCTTGCCGACGGTGTGTATTACAGGATCTACGGCGGTGACGAGGAAGACATGGGTGAGCGCATCATCGTGTCGGAGAGCGGCATGGAGGCTAAGGAGTCGCATGAGAAGCTGTTTTACATAGAGCGTGATGATTAACTTTTAAACTTGACAGATATGGATTTTGGAAAGAAAGTGAGAGTGGGTAACTTCGAAGTGCTGAAGTTCACCCGTGCGATGCAGAAGAAGGAGTTGGCCCAGTCACGTAAGACCCTGGGCATTCCCGAAGAGTTGTGGAAGCATCTTACCCGTGCTGGCGTTCCCTTCATCAAGGTGAGTGCCTTGGGCGGCCTGTGGGGTGCTGAGTTCTCCGTGGGTACGATTATGTACCGTTTCATAGAGGATGGCATTGACAAGGAACGCCTTCAGGGTCTGGAGCAGGTCTTCGTGATGATGTATGCCGACATGAGCATTGTGGGAGACCTCGATTACTGGAAAGAAAAGCAGGAGGCCATGAACCGCTTCATTGACCGCAAGAAGGCTGCCGTGGAGCAGGCTGGCAATGAAGAGGAAGACCTTGCCGCCGTGAAGAGCATCACCGATGTGGAAGAGATGGCCGCTGCGTCGGAGGAAGGAGGTAGTGATGACGCTGTATGACAGTGCTTGCGTGGAGAACTTCATCATGGAGTTGCGCGCGTATGTGGCGCGTGGCGGCTCTCCTCCCGTCGTCCCTCCGCTTGAAAATATCGACCTGATGGATGCCCTCGGCGACATAGCCGGTTTCATCGTGATGAACAAGGGCAGTTAGGTTGTCTCTTATCATAAAAAAGTCCCCCGGCAACAACAAGACACTTCACCTTCTTATTGACACGCCTCACAGCGGAGCCGGGGGACTAAGCCTACCGAATCTGTGGGGTCTTTTGTGTCTCGTAAGGTGAAGTGTAGGTGCAAAGTTATGTATTTAATTGGATTTTGCACAATGAAGGTAGTGGAATTAATAAAATTTAGCAGAAGTATTCTGGAAACGCTCTCAGATTTTGACATCAAGACGAGCGACGTCAGGTTCATCGACATGTATGGCGAGTACGAGTCCATGCTCCGGAGGGGTGAGAAGGTGTCGTATGTCGTGAAAGTCCTCTCGGAGCGTTACGGCGTGAGCGTGGCGAAGGTTTACAGGGTGTTGCGGAAGTTCCGCCGCGCTGTCGGAAACTGATAGCATCGGCTTTGGGAATTACGATGGATGAAGCCTGTTTTTGTGTAAATTTGCGGTGTTCTTCGCGAGGACACCAGACAACAGTATTAACATCACAAAAACTAAACTATGGCAGAAATCTATCAGATTCCCGAAAACGGGAACAACAGCGGGATTCCATTCTCGATTCCCGTAGGCGGATTCGGAGGCAACGGCTTCGGATTCGGCAACGGCAACGGCCAGACAAACCTCATGGACTTGCTTGGCTTCGCCATTGTGGCAAGCATTTTCCCCAACATGTTCGGCGGCGGCTTCGGCGGCTTCGGCGGTGGCTATGGCGGTGGAGGTGCAGCAGGCTTCCTCTCCAATCAGATTAACAACGACAGCGGACGCGAGCTGATCATGCAGGCCGTCACCAACCAGGGTGAGGCATCACGCACCGCCATCTCCACACTGAGCACCATGCTCGGTCAGGACTTCAACCTCGTGAACGGTGCCATCCAGGGCGTGCAGAACTCCCTGAACCAGATTGCCAACGCACAGGGTCTGAGCACCCTCCAGGTAATCAACGCCATCCAGGCAGGCGACGCCAGCCTCGGCTCACAGTTCCAGCAGTGCTGCTGCCAGAACCAACTGGCCATGTGTCAGCAGACGAACGCCTTGCAGAACAGCATCAACGGCGTCGGACAGCAAGTAGCCGCCAAGGCCGCTTCCGACCAGCTCGCCATGTGCCAGCAGACGTACAACCTCACCGACACGATGAACCGCAACTATCTTGCCCTCGACAACAAGATTGACGCTATGGAGTCGAGCCGCAAAGACCGCGAGCTCGCCGCCAAGGATGCAGAGATTGCCACGCTGAAGAGTCAGAACTTCACCGCAGGTGTCGTACAGCAGGCCGTGGCTCCGCTGAACGCCCAGCTTGCAGGTCTGGCGAAGGAGGTCGATGACATCAAGTGCAAACTTCCCAACACAATAAACGTAGAGTACCCGCAGGTTTCGGTGGTCAACACCACTCCCTACATGGGCGGCTTCTATGGAGGCTTCTACGGCAACGGATTCGGCAATAACATCACGTTCTAAGTAAGCAAAGGAGGTAACAATGGCTTGTTTTCAGAATATAACAACCAATGCGGGTGGTATCGCTTACTTGCCGTCAACAAACGTAACGGTAGGCACTGAGACCGTTGACATCGCGCTGGGATTCCGCAGGATTCAGCCCGTGGGCTACTTCACGGTGCGCCTGTCAAGCGAGATTCCGGCTGGTACTACGACCACGCTTCCCGTGACGCTCACGCTCAACGGCACGACACGTGCCCTGACACTCTTCGACGGCACTCCCGTCACCGTTGCCGAGCTTATCGGCGGTACGGGTGTTTTCACGGTGTTCAACAACCGTTTCGACGGCATCCTCCAGTTGATGTCACGTACAACAGTTTAATTCAACCAATCAAAAACTATGGATTTTCAGAGTCTCGGAGCGGGCAGTCCGTTCTACATCCTCACCAAGCGTGAGGGCCAGAAACCCACACTCGAAGTGGGCACAGTGAAGGAGAAGGTTCTCCAGCAGCCTCAGTATCAGTTCCAGGCCGTGCCGACAGCCATGAGCGGCATGGGTGCGCAGCAGAAGTTGTTGCGCATCGTGGCCACCGTTAACGGTTCCGACCGTGTCATCCCCGACATTCCCGTGAACGTGGAGATAGCCGCCAAGGGCAACGTCACCTATTCTGGGAGCACACAGGCGATGATGCAGGCCATCGACGCGATGATGCAGGGTTCGAAGGCCGAGCTGGAGCGTGAGGACTACAACAAGATGGTTCTTGCCGAAGGCGAGCATTTCATGGAGACGCTCAATCCCCGGTATGCCGAGGAGAAGAAGCAGGCACGTACCATCAAGACGCTGGAGGAACGCCAGACGGCCACCGACAAGAAGCTCGACAGCATCCTCTCCATCCTGAAGAAACTCGAAGCTCCGGCTCAGAAGTCCTGAAAACACTTATCATTATGGCATATCTTATAGTTAACGACAGGGAGGGCGACCATGAGATGCGCTCCCAGATGCGACGCTCCATGCGCATGGGCTACCGCAACTACGGTGGCAGCAGCGTGATGATGCGCGACCACGGCTACGAGCAGGGCTACCGCTCTGGCTACAAGCACGGCTGGGAAGACCACGAAGACGAAAGTATGGAAGAGGACTACCGCCGCATGCGCGACAGCCGCGGACGCTACGTCTAAGCAAGCACGACGGGGATTGGCGGAAGCGTCAGTCCCCCTTTCTTTAACCAAAAATTTAAAAGTATGAAACAGTATATTTCAGAAGGCCGTGCCATCTACGAGGACTACAACCACGGCCTGTTCAGCAAGCGGCTGGCACAGTTCGCAATCGGCAACATGGAGACGAAGGATGCCGCCACGAAGACGATGAGGCCGATGCCTCCCCATTCCTTGGAAGAGATGCAGGAAGTGCTCTCCGCAAGCGGCATCGAGCTGCCGAAGGAGTTCACCTACACGGCATGGTATCTCTACAACATGACCTTCGCCGACTACCCGAAGACGATAACCACCGACCAGCAGCGTGCCACCTACATCGAAGAGACGCTTCTCGACCCCGACGGAACGCCTGAGAACGTCCTTGCCTGCTACGAGGCCAAGATGTGCAACGCTGGCATTCCCATCTATTGGGAGATGATGCTATGACGCAGAACTATATCGACATCGACGGCTACTGGGGCGTCGTGATATGCTACGACCTCCGCCGCCTCGATGAATACGAGATACGCCAGAACCTGATGTCCGTCGGCATGAGGGGGCCGCGTATCGACGAGGCCGTTGACATCCTGCTATACGAAAAGAACACGGGACTGTGCGTCTCCGTGCCCTCTAAGCGTATGTCGGTATGTTTTATCGGAAATGCCACGTCAGACGAGCAGTTCATGGACACGCTGGCTCACGAGCTGTATCATGTTCATAGCGCCATCTGCGAATACTATGAAGTGCCGCCCGATGGTGAGGATGCCGCCTGGACGATGGGCTTCCTGATGCGCCAGGCGGTGAAGATGATTGCTATGTCGCGGTGATTGGCAACACACTCTACTGCTTTTTCCGCAGTTCGGGGTTGAGGAGGCAGTTCTTGCAGCTCGTTGGGTAGTTGACGGGGAGGTGGTAGTGACGGGTATTGTCCTCGGTCTTCACCTCGTCCTGCTTCATCCGCGTGAGGTCGATGATCTGCTGGTTGATTTTGAGCCACGTTCCGGCATCGGAGCGGTTGGCTTCGAGCATCCGCTGGAGTTCGATGATTTTGTCCTCCTTGCTTGTGGCGCGCTCGAAGAGACCCTTCTCGCTGCTCTCCTTCTCACCCTGAATGTCTTCGAGGTCGGTGACAGGCGCGGAAATCAGCTTGTTGGCCTTGATGCGCTGCTTGACCTGCTTAGACTTGGTGAGGTTGTCGATTTCCTGTTTGATGGCCTGCGCCGACCATGTGATGCCGGGACGGTAGGCTGCGGTGTAGGCATCGTTCTTCGTCCATCCGAGAGATACGAGGTCGGCATAGACCAGCTCTTCGGGTGTCAGCTCGTACTTTCGGGCTATCTTTCTTGTCGTGGATGAGATGTTGAGTTCCATGTTACACCTATTTATCTACATTGTAAAACGCTTGTTTTTAATGCGACTTGTTCCAGTCGTCCCAATTATTCTCGTTCGGATGATTGCCCCACCGATCGGTGGTTCTTTGTCTTGTTCCTTGTCCTGTGTTTACGTCCTGACCGCCCTCTGAGGCGTTGATTTTGGCAACGGCCTTTTCCTTTCTGATGTCCTCTGTGACGTCGTTTCGCTTTTTCTCGATGGCGTCTTGGAGGTCTTTCTTTCGCTTGTCGATGTCTTCGCGTATGATGCGGTCATACTCGTCGTTCATGGCGTACTTCTTCAGTCTCTCGGAGGCCGTCTGCGCTGAGAGGAACTTGTTCTGCACGGCAGTTGCGAGGTTCGTTGTAAGCTCGGTGTCGTTCTGGTGAATGTACGGCTCAATCCATGCGTGGAAGGGCAGGTTCATGTAGTCGGTGAGGTTGTTGTGCGCGTATCCGCATCCGTATCGGACGATCCTGAGCACGTCGTTGATGAACGGCGTGAGTTTGATGGCATCGTTGATGGCGCACTCTATGGCAGGCGAAAAGAGCAGCTTGACTGCCACGCCCGGCAGGTCTCCCGATTTGAGTTCCGGCGGCTGCACGGTGAATGACAGTTCGTAGATGAGCTGGTATGACTTCTCCAGCTGTGCGTTGAAAGCCGCCGAGGCATCCTCCGGGTTGAGGAATCCCGCCCTTGCGTCCTTGTCGCTGAGTGTGATGGACTTGACCGCTCCGTTGATGTCGCCGTGAATGTCCACCTCTCCCCCGTTTCCGTTGACGTAGAAGATGGGGAATCCGTATGCCTTGTTGTTCTCTGCGAGGTATGAGAATGCCTCCTCGTAGTCCTCGATGTTCTTCTGCACCATCATCCATGCCGGTCCTTCCGTCCTGGTATAAGCCACGGGAATGAACGGGAATCCGTGTTTCTCCTTTGAGACCACCTTGTAGCCTCCCATTCCGAAGAAGTCCTTGATTCGTGTGGCGAAGGTAGTCTTGCCGTCGAGCTTGGCGCGGTAGAGGTACGTGTCGTCCCACACCTCTGCCCATCTTGTGACCGTCTTTCCCTCCTCGTCGTAGTCGTTATACTGACGAGCGAAGAGTTCGAGTGCCCCCGTGATGGAGTTGTAGTGCGGGTAGAGTTTGTCGCCGTTGAGGTATGATAGTGTGCGCGTGTGCACCTTTCCGTCCGAGACATATCCTATGATTGCCGCGTCAGCCGTTATCTGCAACGAGTTGATGGCCTCGTACATCCTTGTCTCCATATCCTCGTCGAGCCACCACTGCTGGATGTCGAGGAGTTTCCGCACCTTGTTCTCCTCTTGCCCGATGTCCTCCGTCCGTCCTGTCAGCTCGAACTGCATGTCGTTTCCCACGAGGTGCGTGGTGTGCTTCAGCGCGATGACCTGCTGGAACGCCACGGCATAACGCGTGATGGGTTGTATGTACCACTTCCCCGTGTCGGGGTCTTTCTTGATGATGTCGGGGAAGAGCGTGGTGTCGAAGATGCTGTGTCCTGACGGGTAGTATTCCCGCAGGAAGTCAGCCTGTGTCTTTATTATCTTCGTCACCTCGTCATCCGGTTCCTTTTGCGTGGTGATGTCCGTGAACTTTATGTCACCCTTTTTCACGTATCCGTCGGGTGCCACCTCGTACCATGGTTTCCTTGAAAGAATCTCCCTGAAATTTAAGCTACCATCCATAATCCTTTAACTTTAGTTTTCTTTTTTACCTTTAGTGTGAAAATCATTCTGAAGATAAGCGACTCGAAGAAGTCGGGAGAGTGTCCGATAATCTTCTTCATGTCGGCCTTGTCGATGAGTTTGAAAGCCTTTCCGAGCGACTCCTTCGTCTGCCTGATACACTTTCTTTCCCTCATGAGAATATCCCTGAGCTGCGTCTTTCCGTATCCGTGTCCGTCGAAGACGAGGTCGAGGAGCGCGTTGTCGATAGACAGTTCCCCGTTACGGAGTTTCTTTACGAAGAGGCATGCGCACTGCGCCTTCAGGTCTTTGTAGAGGTTTTTGATTCCCGATTCCTCTGCCTTTGACACGGCTATGGGAGCCGCCTGGTTGTTGAACTTGACGGCATCTGGGAACCACCCTTCGAGCAGTTGTCCGAGCCCTTGGAAGTCGTATGTGAAGTTCTCCTGCTGCACGCCCCACTCTGCGAGTTTCTCCTGTATGACGCCGACGAGCGTCTTGGAGTTCGTGCGGCATACATAGACGTCCTTGATGTGGAATCCCTGCCAGAGCCACATGACGAAGTTGTCGCCTCCCTGTAGTGCCACGTCGGCGGTGGCATAGAGTGTGCTATCCTCCTGTTCTCCCTGCCAGGCGTTGTCGTAGAAGGCAAACATGTCGTCCATCTTGATCATGTCGTTTCCGACGGCCCTGAACTTCCAGTTTCCGTCGAGGTCACGCGCCTGCTGTTCCTCGTCCTGATTCATGAGGTTGGCGATGTACTGCGGGTTGGACTTCATGAGGATGCGGTTCTGGTCGAGCTTTGCCTCCACGAAGGCGATGGACTTGATGGATAGTTCGGCTGGCGAGCCGTACTGCTCGTATTCCGCCCTCCAGTGTTTGAGGATGTCCTGCTTGCACAGCTCGAAGACCTCCTCGCGCGTGTCGCCATATACGATTTCGTTGACGTCGTCGCCCTGCATGTAGCAATACTTGATTACTCCGTCCATTTCAGGTATGGGGTATCCGTCGTCGCCAATCCATCCTCCGTTGATGAGCAGCGTTGCCACCCATGAGTCGGGGTCGGGGTTGCACGTTCCCCAGAATCGTGTCCTGATGCCGTAGGCGTTACGGTTGTCCGTGAGTAGGTACTTGAACTTCTTGTACGGGCAGTGTGTTATCTCGTCGATGGCGATGTATGCGAACTGCTTACCCTGGAACCTTCGCTTGAATGCCTCCCACTCGTCGGCATAGTATGAGAACTTGATTTTCGCTCCGCTGTCGAAGTACCACGTCATGTCGTTCTGCGAGCGGTTGTATGTCCCTTCCTGTCCGTACACTTCGTCGGAGACTTCGATAAGGTCTTCGAGGTCGGGTTTCTCGTTACGCAGGATGAGTCCCCTAAAGTTCTTTTTGTCGGTGTCTTTCTTGCCTTCGAGCAGGATGGAGTAGGACTTACTGTTGTGCGTCACAATGAAGTCACCCACCATAAAGAGCGAGTTCGTGTTATTTACTGCAATGCAGCAACACTCCTGTTCGCCGACATACTCATAACCGACGATGCGCCTGCCAAGTTCGCTGATGCCTCCGTTGTACTTCGTGCTCAGGGCCTTCTTTCTCGGAAGGCGGAATAGCCTGCCTGAGTCGTTTATCCGTATATATACGTGATAGGCGTCGGAAGCCTGTTTCCTCACTCCGTTATAGGTGTAGAAGCACTCGCCCTTAGAGATAGTCGCGAGACCTCCGAGGCTGTTTACGAGGAACTTGACGTCGGCAGCGAGCCTTTCGCTAATAGTCGTAAACGCGCAATGCCCTCTCTTGTCGATAGTGCCATCCGTATCCATAAGACCTTGCAGCACCGCCCAACGCTCTTCCACCGTACCGAATTTCAGCGCTGACGGGACGAACTTCTTGTCAGCAGTATGACCTGCCAACTTCCAGTTTTTCAGCGCCTTAACGAAATTCTCGCTCTTGAAGATGTAGTCGATGGGCTTCGATGCAGTCCTCGAATGGATGTCGGGATAAACATCTCGGAACGACTCAACTATCTCCGCGTCGGCTGACGTGAACATAATGTTGTTGTGTTTCATGAATGCGTTCGTGATACAGCCGTCTCCGAGAATGACTCCTACGTGATACGGGTCTATGCCGTACCTCTTGTGTCCGTTGGTGAATTTGACGGGCTCGCACAGCGGGACAAGCAGATGCCCTGTTTTCTTCTCGCCGTTCTCCTTCCTTTTCAGGAAATCGACAATCATCTCCGTAGTCCAGACCCTGTAATCATCTTTCAATGAAAGTCCGTTGAGCGTTCGCTTCTTGCTGATATAGCAAGTCTGCCTTACGTTCCACAAGTGGTCGTATGAGGCGATAACCTCAGAGCCGTCGATGAATTTCAGCTTGTAGGACGGGAGCCTGCCGTGGTCTTTACGGTAAACGACACGCTGCATCCCGCCATCAGTCCCGCTAATGATGTCTCCCGCTTTCAGGTCGCCGATTCTGCGATAGCCGAAAGGAGTGACCACTTGTGTGTCAACCAACAGCGGCCCGCCACGGCGTCCGCCGCCGATGATGATGTCAGCCGGAGATGCGAGCATGTTTTCCTGTCCGCCGAGCTGGTCAATAATCATCTTCGGCGATTCCAGGTTCCGTATGTATTCCGCGTACTCCTGCGTGAGCACGGGCGTCCCATCTGGCATGTATAGTCCTGAATACTTCTGAATCTGCATATTTATGCAATATTTTTTGCAAAAATACGGAAAAATATTTGGTTTATACAATTTTTATACGTATTTTTGTCGCAAAAACTTGATATTTATACATTTTAAGGTAAAAAAATTGTTTTTTATGGAAAGAGAAGCACTCAAATCCAAAGTGACGGAGAAGTTGGGAAGCACCCAGCTAACCGCTATTACCGACGAGACCATCAACCACCAGCTGGACTTTGCCCTCGGCTTTGTGTCGGACGATGCCCAGGTGGACGATGCTTTCGTGGAGAAGGTTGTCGCCAACTTGAAGAACATAGACGGTGGCAGCCACAAGCTGATAGGCAGCAAGATACAGGAGTACAAGGCGCAGCATCCTCAGCCTGCCACCTCTCCTGTCCCTTCCCCATCCCCCGCTCCCTCACAGGGTGGCGAAGACGACGGGCTGGCCCTTCTCAGGAAGGACATAGAGGCCCGCTTCAAGAAGATGGAGGAAGAAGCTGCGTCAGTGCGCTTGAAGGCCGAGAAGGACGAGGCCCGCAAGCAGATTGCGCGTGGTTTCCGCAGTCTTTTCAAGAGTTCAGGTCTTGAAGTGAACGACTTCCTGCTGGAAGTTGCGATGAAGGACATCGTGATTCCCGACAAGGACATAGACGTGAGCAGTCTTGTGAAGGAGACGGAGGCCAAGTATGTGGAATGTGCCAAGAAGCTCAACCTTGACACCGACGTGAGCCGTCGTGGTGGCGGCGGTGGTGGCGGCAAGAGCAAGACCGACCTGCGCTTTGAGGCGAAGAAACGCCGTCAGGCGGCAGGCCAGCAGTAAGGCAATTCCGCAGAGAGTGAGAATTAAAATTAGTTTTAAGGTAAAAAGATTGTTAGGAAAATGAGTAACGGTTTTGACATTGGCAATAGTTTCATGCACAAGACTACTGCCTACGGCCATGCGAGAAAGGTGTGGCGCAGAATTGACGAGCAGCTTCCTGGCGGCTATCACATCACGAACATGAGTGACTTCGCGAGCGACGGTCTTGTACGCAGCGGCATGGCCGTTGTGAAGGACACGGCGAGCGGTGCAGACGCCCGTGACGTGAAGGTGCTGACCTGGGCGCAGGTGAAGACTGCTGTCAGCGGCACTGGTGCTGCTGGCATTGACTCTCTGAATATCATCGGTTTCACTCAGGAGGACACTGTCGTGGAGACTGACGGTACGAACTACAACTACGGTACTTGCAACATCGTGGTGAAGGGAGAGATTTACGGCTACATGCTGGGTGGTACTGTCACTGACGCGACGACCATCAGTGCTGCCGTGAAAGGTATGACGCAGAAGAACGGTCTGTCAATCCGCGTGATTGACTAAGCCAAGTTATTAACCATTTAAAAACAGAAATGAGATGAAGACGATTCCAGTAACATTACGGTCTATCATTGAATTAGGTCTTGGTGGTGATAGCTGGCAGACCTTTGTTGACCACTACGAGGAGCGTTTCGACGCTCTGCGCATTGACGGTTTCTCGTTCGACCCCATCAGCATCAACTACACCTTCCGTCAGTTGCTTGCCTCGGTGAACGCGACCGTCCTTCCCACCTACGTTGACCCTGAGAGCGAGGGCTTCGAGATGCCTCTCGGCCAGGCAGAGGGTGTGAGCGACAATATTCCGACGCAGAAGTTGTTCTACTCGGTGAACCGCGTGGTGGTTCGCGAGCAGATGCAGCTTGCCCAGAAGTATGGCTCGCTTGCGCTGAACGACGAGATGGGCGACGTGATTTTCGGTCTGCTCGACGAAGGCACCGAGCGGCTGATCCAGAGTTTTGAGAATGCGCTGAACCATCAGCGTCACCAGATTGTCTCTACGGGTCAGTTCACCATCAACGCCACGAACAACCCCCGTGGCCTGAAGGGTATCACCATCGGCTTCGGTCTGCCGACTGGCAACACCGACGCGCTGACGGGTACTGCCCGCTGGTGGACGAATGCCGACCACACTACCGAGGGTAGTGGTGCCGACCCCATCAAGTACATGCAGGACAGAGTGAAGTATATCCGCCGCACTGGACACTACGGTGGCCCTCTTGCGCTGGAGATTTCGCAGGACTTGTGGGATGACCTGCTGACGCACAGCAAGGTGTTGCAGAAGATTGGCTTTGCCGCCGTTCCGACCGCTGCCAGCGCAGCCATTGCGCAGCAGGTTGGCGAGAACACCACTGACGAGGCCAAGAAGGAGGCTATCCGCAAGCTCATCCGTGTGGACGAGATTCGCGTTCGCGACACGTTCGCCTACGTGAGTGCCCCTGCCACCACGGGAGCAGCCGAGCCAGACCTTGTGACCACCCAGATTGTGAACTTCGAGCCCAAGAACATCTCGTTCGTGCCTACCGGCAAGCTTGGCGGCATTCAGGGTGTGCAGCCCCTCTCGATGGGCTACAAGCCTGAGAACGTTGCCTATGCAATGGGCAAGCGTCTGCTGATTGAGACTGAGGACATCCCCCGCACTCACAGTATCAACGTGAACGGTGAGATGGCCCAGCTGTGTGTACCCAGTGCCATCCGTCAGATGTTCATCTCGACGGTGACGGCTTAACGTAAAGATATAGACCTGTATGGAGTGTAACTGCGACTGCAACGAGGCATCCGGAATCAATACCGTTCAGGACTGGCTTCTGGAGAGCGTGAACTTCGAGGTTCCCGAAGGGGCCTCGCATGCTCTCCTGCTGGGGCGCGGCCTTGACGGCAGTGAGGACTGCTCGATGCTGGACAAGAAGACCCGCGACCTTCTGAAAGCCGACCTGTACGTATGGATATGTATGGGAGCGAGCAAGGTGGACTCGGTGTCGGACAGCGACAACGGCTGGAGCCACAAGGGCGGCGGCTATACACTGAGCGAGGCGGACAAGGAGCGTATGCTCGACTGGGCCAATGCCGTGTATGCCGAGAACGACGAGCCGCTTGTAGGCAAGAAGAAGGTTGCAGTGATGAGTAGCCACGGCATCCGCCGTGCTCACACGACTATCGGCGACGACCCGCTACCACGTATATACAAGAACAGATGATACTGATAACCGAGATACTGAAAGGGCTGAAGGAGTCGTTGAAGACCGTTTGCGAGAACGTTTTCCTCGAACCCGTCAATGCCACGGACAGTCAGATGAACAGTTTCATTGAGGTCACGTTTCCGACTTCGCTCACAGATAACGTGGAAGGCTCAGACGACTGGTGGACGGACACTATCGTGCAGATAGACATCAACGTCAAGGACAGGATGACGAGAAAGAGTCCCAACGCTTCGAATCCCGTAGTGATGGACACGCTGAGAGCGGGCGTCAAGCATCTCTTCCCCATCGTTATAGAAGGAGAGACGCTACGCTATAAGGTGACACGCCCGATAGAGCTTCTTGTCAACGTCAGTGACGGCGGTGGTTTCCACTACACCAGAATACAGGCAATGGTACGTACAATATAATAATAACTAAAAATAAGAAAGGGATAGAATTATGGCAAATATGAAAACCATGACCGACCTGAAGGACGTGTTCAACGGCATCAGTTCCTTCATGTTCGACACCACACCTATTTCGCTCGCTTCCGGCTCCATCACTATGGCTCCTGAGTTCGAGCTTCCTGTCACCGTTGATACGTTGAGTATCTCTCAGGACGACCCGACTATCAACCACTACAAGGTTCACGGCCTTGGTACTGACTGGGTGTCAAGCTCAGAGCCTGGTGACGCCACCATCGAGTTCACCGTTCCCACCATCCACACCGACGTGCTGACCCTGGCTTACGGCGCAGGTGCTATTGGTAGTATTACACAAGCTACTATCAGCGACGCCGCAGGTGCTGTGAAGACCGCCTCTGGTAGCTACACAGGTACGAGCGTGAAACTCTCCAACACGAAGGTTACGGGTTGTATCGCCCTCCTGAACGACGAAGGCACAAAGCTGCTCATCGTGAACAACGTTGCCCTGTACGCTTCTCCTGTGTACGACAACGCTTCCACCGAGCCTTTCGCCATCAAGTTCTCAGGAACAATCGAGACGGGTACTGGTGCAAGTATGTACTTCTTGACTAAGAGTACTTAATTCGGCTATTTGGGAATAATAGAGCGGGGGCGGTGGCATTTGAGCCGCTGCCCCTTTTCAGTTTCACTTAACACCTTATCATGGCAAAAAAGACAAAAGTAGAGCAGCCCGAACAGACTTGGAAAGACAAGATGGCCGAGTTGTTGAACGCAGAGCCTTCGGAGTTTATATTCCGAGGTAAGAAGCGTAAGATGTATTGGATTCACAACCGCACCTACCTGAAGTTCGAGAAGGTGATGGTGACGGAGGAAGACGGATGGAAGCGCAACATAAAGTTGGCCTCCCTGCTGCTGATGAACGTCAGGAGCGGTTTTTGGAGTATGGTGCGCACGAAACTCTTCTATCCGATACACTGGAGGTGGCTCTACTATGTGAAAGACGTTGACATGCAGGATGCACTGTCAGTCATCGAAGCGTCGAAAAAAAAAATTCCATCGGAGAGTTACTTGCTGTGTACCATATTAGCGACCGCGGTGATGGACGAGCTGGTGGGGATGACGATGACGAAAAAGGAAGTGAAAGCTGGCCAAGCCGCACAAAGTGGGGGCAACTCTTCTCGTTAGGCGAGAAGTTCCCGTTCCTCTTGGAGACCCATTGGGGCGTAGCGGCCTACAACTATTGGTGGGGCTTCACGTCGGCTCAGATAGACCTCGGACTGATAGACCAACCGTTTGTGGACTACAAGAGCGGAGACAAAAAGAAGCACACGAGAGCCGAGATGAACGAGTTGGCTGCCGAATGGGAGGAACGCCGAAAGGCACGCGGCGGCAGTATGCTTGCAGGCTGGGATAAGGTGAAGATGGATGAAGTGCTGAAATGATAGCCGCGGCAGAGCCGCAGCCTACTGTAAAGGACTAAAAAAGAACAAGATGAAGAAGACCATTATACGAAATCCGAGATACCCTCACCACATCAAGATTGTGAGGCGTGAGTTGCCTGAAGACGAGTTCTCTGACGATGAGATGGAGGAGATTGTTGTCTATGAGGGCTGCGGACGAGGATATACCGATACGACGACGACGGGTACGGTGGAACTTGACCTTAACAAGAGGAAGGCGAGCATTCCCGTAAGGTTTGACGAATGGCCTGACGGTGAAGATAAGCCCTACCCCATCGACGGTGACGTTATGATCGTCACGAAGGGAAATGTCACCGAGGAATGGCGTATCAGGGACTTTGAACCTGACAATGACAGGACTGTGGTGTATGCAGAGTTGAACCGACTGACGGGAGTGTAGCGTATGGCCGAGAGTCTTGATAGTCAGTGGAAGAAGATTATGAGAAACATCTACGATGCGTATCATAAGAAAAGCGAGCCTCTCATTGTGCGTCAGGCTATGCGTATCTGTCAGAGAATCACTGACTTATCAAAGAGTGTAGATTGGGGCGTTAAGAGTAAGAACCCCGGTATGACGGGTAACACCCGTGCAGGTGTTGCCTGCGGCGTCTACAGAGACGGAGTGCTTCTTGGCTATGCCACGACTGCGGATACAGACAAAGGCTCTCCCACATGGACAGCCTTGACGAAGAAAGAAACATTCAAGTCGGGTACGGCGAGATACGATGGTAGCGTACAGGAAAAGAGATATAAGCCAGGAAAATTCGGAGCGACAAGCCCATACTATGCCGACAGGCGTGCCGTGAGTTTCCTGAAGCGCACGAAGCCGCAGTATAAGGGATATAGCTTTGTTGTTGTTCATGGAGCATACTACACGAAATACAACGGTTACGTGGATGTCATGACTGCCCTCTACGCAGAGTTGTCTAACGCTGGCGCGAAGATGATGACAGTCAGATTAAGAAATACATAGTTAATAACGAAAAAACGATATAAAAAATGGCAGGTGGAAATACGGGAGAACTTTGGTTCGAACTTGGAGTAAGGGATAGGGTGCAGAAAGCGCTTGATGCTGACCTTCAAAAGATAAAACAACTTGAAGCTGTGTTAAATCAGATTGGTCTAGACCAAAGCAAGATTGACAAGACGCTCGCAAAGGCTTTTTCAAGTGCCAACAAGGCTGCTGAAAAGTACAGAGACTCACTCCATAAGATGATTGAGGCACGCCAAAAGTTGCAGACGGCATACTCAAAGGGATTAAGTTTAGGAGCAGATGTCAGCAAGACAGAGCAGGCTCTTAATAGGATTAACGGATATTTCATCCGTCTTATCAAGGCTGCAAACAAATACGGTGCAGACAGCAAGCAAGTTACGGATATTCTTAACGCCAATTACTCCCACGTACTACGCACGATGAACGGAGTATATACTGCACAAGAACGGCTGAACAATTCTCAGGCTAGACTAAACGAGAAGAACCTGAAGGATATGACCGACAATATGATCGCAGCCAATAAAGGCCTTGTGGACAGCTATGATAAGGTTACACGTAGCGGCAGGCAGACGATGAGTACGCTGTCGATGCTCCGTCAGCAAGCTGGGTACTACTTCTCGCTGTTCGGCGCGAAGACCTTGTTTGAGAATGTCGTGAAGATTGGCGGACAGTTTGAGTATCAGCACGTTGCGTTGCAGAACATTATCGGTGACGCAGAGAAAGCAACCGCCCTCTTCGCACAGTTGAAAGACCTTGCCGTAGAATCTCCTAAGACATTCATGGAACTGACGACGAGCGCCAAGCAGTTGTCAGCCTATCAGATACCTGTCAACGAACTGTATGACACCACGAAACGACTGAGCGACCTGAGTGTAGGTCTCGGTGTGGATATGAACCGACTGATTCTTGCATACGGTCAGGTGAGGAGTGCTGCCGTGCTGAGAGGTCAGGAACTTCGTCAGTTCACTGAGGCAGGTATTCCTTTGGTACAGGCATTGGCTCAGAAGTTCACGGAACTGAACGGAAAGGTGACGAGCACGGCAGACGTATTCAAGTTGATTCAGACAAGAGCCGTTAGTTTCGATATGGTGAAGGAGGTGCTTTGGGATATGACGAACCAAGGCGGTCAGTTTTTCAACATGCAGTCTACGATGGCCGATACGCTGTACGGTAAGTGGCAGAAACTTGCCGACATCTGGCAGATTACGCTCGGAGACATGGCCAACACCAACTTCGGCGGTTTTAAACCGTTCCATGCCCTTATTGACACGTTGGTGTTCGCCGCCCGTAACCTGTCGAACCTGATGCCGATATTGACGGGAATGATGACGGCGAAAGGATTTGCATTTATTAGGAGTAGTGCACAAAACCAATTCTCATCTACTGGACTTGAAAAGAATATTGCACAGGCGCAGAAGCTACAGTCTATTGAGTTGAGACGCGCCTACGTAAACGGTGAAATCTCGAAGAAGATATATCAGCAGCGTATGGCGATGAACGCCAATAAGGACAGTTATTATATGCTGCTTGCCGCAGAAGGGAGAATCAGTAACTATCAGATACGCAGACTGATAGAAGAAAAGAAGATTACAGCCGAGAAGATACGTCAGGGATTGGCCAACGGTACGCTGATACAACAGGAGGCCGTGCAACTGAGACTGTTGATGCAGCAGAACGCACAGGGCAAACTTGGTGGAATGAACGGAATTGCAAGAGGTATTGGCGGTAGTATTCTCTCATTTATGGGAGGATGGTGGGGTGTCGCTCTTGGCGTTGCGGGAGCCGCATGGAGCATTTACTCCAACTACAAGCAGAAGGCAGAAGAAGAAGAGGCTCAGGCCAAAGAGCGCATCAAGTCTGCACAGGAACTGTGGAAGAATGCCGATATCACTCTGAGGGCAGCCGTGAACGAAGGAGCCTCTGAGAGTGCCGTGAATAACATGAGTCAGTGGCTGAAGGAGAACGCCGCTTCTTGGGATATGGTGAGCGAGTCGATGAAGAACAACGACGGCACGGCGAAGACGCTTGAAGAACGATACAATATCCTGAAGGATGCCATCGAAGGTGTGAAGAATGCCAGTGAACAGGCTGCAAAAGGTTCGAATCCATTCTCAGGAAAGGAAGGGAATAGTGTTGCGGAAGACCTAAAAGACGCACAAGAGAGCCTTGATGATTTCCAAAAGGTTCTAAATGACAAGGTGGCACTGAACTACTCTCGTTTCAAGAAGGCTATGGACGAAGTGATTGCCGCAAGTCCGAACTTCAAGAAGGCTCTTGAGATGGAAGGCGCGACAAACAGCCTTACCCGACAGATGGAGATATTGCAGCGTTTCCCGTTGGCTTTCAAGCAATTCCGAGGCATCTTCTCGACGGAGATGAATATGCTCGTTCCCATCAACGAAATCCGCGACGCATGGACTGACTTCCAAACTGAACTACAAGATGCCCATGATAATCTTCCGAATCTTGCCGAGAAGATAGAAGCTGACATGCGCAATAAGTGGGACGACATCAATTTCAAAAACCTCACCGCCGAGCAGCGTGAGTATCTGATGAAGCTGTACAAGGATTGGCTTGAGAAAAACAACATCACGAGTACTGCTGTACTGAAAGACCTTGATGACAAGTTCCTTAACAAGCGCTATAACATCAGACTCGTGTTTACCGCCGAACAAGGAAATGAGCTGAACGCTTTCCAAAAGGATGCGTTAGGGTATCTCGGCAAGGGAGCTACACCATTCAAGTCAGGTGCTGTGCAGCGTTGGACGCAAGGAGGAAGTGCGTATGCAGCCAGTAATATGGCACAAAGCGAGATTGATACAGCCTACAAAGAGTGGCAGAGACAAGAAAAAATGATTAAGAACCTGAAGAAGCAAGGTAAAGAGGTTTCGGAAGAGGCAGAATCATTAAAAAGAAGTCTCGAAGCGAACTACAACGACCTTGTTTCAGCGGCATGGGAGGGTCTTGGATATCAATACGAAGGGAAAGGACTGAAATCAAACAAGACTCCGAAGGCAAAAGGTGGAGGTAGTAAGACGGATGTCGTAGCTAAAGCCATGCGTGAGCGTGTCAGCGTTCTGAAGGATGCCTATTCGGAGTATAAGAAGTGGACTGAGCTTCTTGGAAAGGAAGGTGCGCTTGCCAAGGTGAAGGAGAGCGGAATCTTCGGTTCGCTGTTTGCCGACAAGGACTTCAAGGGGCTTGGAGATTACAGGGGTGAGTTGCAGCGCATCAAGAGCAAGCTGTCACCTGACAAGTCGGAACAGCGTAAGGTCATCGAGAGTATCGACAAGATTCTGCTCGGTATGGACTATGACGATGCGAAGGAGCAGGCTGAGAAGGATATCGCACTGTTACAGAGTGCGATGGATAAACTCGGTAAGGCTTGGGATAACTACAAGTCGCTGTATGAAAAGACGGGTAACAAGGCTTTTGCTGAACTTGCCTTCTCAGGCGGTACGCTGTGGGACGAGAAAGCGAGTGCTTTGGCTGAAGAACTCAGCAAGAAGGCTAATCTTGGAACCATCGACTTCACGATGAGCGAGGAGTCTGCGAAGGATTTCTTCAACTACAATACGACGGAGGGTAAGGCGCTGTTTGACCTGTGGAAGCAGATTACAGACCTTATCAGGAATAACTATACGAAAGCACTGCAAGACTCAGCGTCCGCAATGGCGGAACTTATGACAACCGCCGATAAAATTACGCAGAAGGAACAGGAGATTGCAGACTTGCGTGCGAAAGGAGCCGGAGAGAACGATCCGAGAGTTATCCAAAACGAAAAGGAGATAAAATCACTGAAGGCAAAGCAGTTTGAAGAGAGTGCAGAATACCTTCGTTTCTACAGTGCTCCCCTGTCATTCGCTGCCGAGGAAGCAGAGAAAGCGGGCGAGAAGATTAAGGAGAAACTCGTGCAGCAACTTGCCGACGGAGTCATCAGTGCCGACAAATACATGAAGAGTATGAAGAACATCACCCAACAGTTAGAAAAGATACGCAAGTATAAGGGTGGTTTCAACTTCTTCAAGGACGGTGGCGTGGAAGGAAAACTTCAATGGAATCAGGAAATTGCAGATGACCGCTTGTCCGCTTCATCTATCCAAGTACAGGAGGCCGAAAAGGAATTGCAAGAAGCACGTCTCAAAGGAACATGGGAAGAAATCCAAGCCGCCAAACTCAGTCTTGAATACGCAAAGAAAGGGCATCAGATGGCACAGCAGAATGCTGACGCTGCCAATCAGCAGGTAGAGTCATACAAGAAGTTGCAAAATACGATGTCGTGGATTACTGCCTACATCAATATGATAACGGAGGCGTACGACGCATGGAGCAATATGGCAGAGAGTCTGGGCGAGGATTTCGACAACGGCAACTGGGATTATGTGTTTGAAGGCTTGAAGGGTGTAAGTTCGGGAGCAAGCGCGGCTATGAGCGGTGATTTCGGAGGTTTGGCATCATCGTTGGCTTCTACCATAACGGGAATCTCGAAAAGACACGACAAGAAACGTGACAAGCTCATTGAAAAAGCACAAGAGCAGATAAACGCCATAAACCGACTGACGGATATCATGGAGAGAACCCTTGACCGTACGCTCGGCGGTATCTATAATTACGTACAGTCATCGGAGGTTACGAAAGGTCTTAACTATGCGAAGAACACAGATAGATACGATAGTTATTACGATTACAGGGATTGGAGAAGTAAAAGTTACGAAGGCGAAAATCCAATAAAGAGTGCCGCCAAGGAGGCACTTGAATCTGCTACTTATTTTGACACGCAACTCGCTCTGTTGCAACAAGAAAAAGCAGAGTTGCAAAAGCAGATGGAGGCAGAAGACGATAAGAAGAAGAAGGATAACGATAAAATCGAGGACTACAAAGCATCTATTATCGAACTTGAAGACAAAATCAAGAACTTCGCCATCGACCTCGCCAAGACTATTTACGACATCGACGTGAAGTCGTGGGCAAGGGAACTCGGAGATGCCTTGGTGGATGCCTGGATGAAAGGCGAGGATGCAGCACAGGCGTGGTCTGACAAGGTGAAGGAACTCATCAGCGGTGTCACGAAGAACATCATCACGCAGAAAATTGTGGAGACAGCCCTCCAGCCTGTACTCGACCTGGTTGAATCGGAGATGGTAGCAAAGAAAGGACGTTTGGACGAGTCAACAGTCGTGCAACTCGCACAGAAACTCGAAGAGGCAGGAAACGTGGCTATTCCTTCGGTAGAAGCCTTCCTCGACGCGATGAAACAGGCAGGCTACGACCTCGGAAGCGGAGGAGGTTCTTCTTCAGCTTCACAAGTGCTGTCAGGACTGAGTGAGAACGACCAGAGTCTGCTGATGTCGTACGTCAATGCCATCCGTGGAGACGTGAGTGTGCTTCGTACGCTTGCAGAGCAGGAGTCGGGAACGCTGACGGGTATGAACGCCACGGTGCAACTGCAACTGCGGGAACTGGAAGCCATCTCGGTGAACACACGGAGGAACGCAGACAGCGCTGAGTTCATAGAGATGTTCTGCCGAGGTCTGAGAGACGGAGAATATACGATAAAAGTGAAATAATATGGATTTACGATTATTGAACAGAGCAATGAGAGCCGAGGCTAAAGGTCTCGGCCTCTGCGACAAATGGTACGGCGAGTGGTCGGAGGATTCGAGTGTGGACGAACTGCTGAACAAGTACATGAAAGGTATCGACTTCTGCATCAGGAACGACTATCCGAGCAACAGCACGATGCTTGAATACGCAGGTCGCGAGAAACTCCACGAGCACGGCATCTTCATCGACGAGGAGATAACAGAGTCTTCACGGGGAATGATAGTCATAAACGGCCATTGCACAGGTCGCGTCAACTATGACGGATTCAACGTGGGAGATGTGTATGTGCTTGGTAACTCGGAAGTTACGATAAACGTCAGCGATTTCGCGAAGGTGTTTGTGGAGGTGTGGGGAGATGCCCGCGTGACTGTCATAAACAAGGGAAATAACCGATGTTTCGTGTATCGTCATGGCGGTGAAGTACATACGAAAGGTGATGTCGTTATACGGGACAAAACGATGGAACAAACCGCCGAAAAAACAATAGGCTAAGAAAAATATTGAATATTTTTTCAATAAACGTTGCATATTTATGCAAAAATGATTATCTTTGGGGCGGATATTTGCCGTCACGGAGTGGCGACATACGGTAAAAACGATAAAAACAGGATAACAACATGGCAGCACCCTACCCTATCTACATCAAGAAGACAAACAACGCTGGCACCGAAACGACGTGGGTCAATTCGGAGTCGGAGTTCGGAATGGTAGTCAGTGAGATACCGTTCCGCTTCGTTGGCGATGTGAAGGAGCCTTACGGCAACGACTGGAAGGACGAGCACGGCATGGACGTTTACCTGCCGGACGAAGGGCTGAAGATGAAGGCTTACGACATGGACGTAACCTTTATCTACAAAGGGCCGAGAACTGAGGGGAACCAGCAGAAGACCTTCGCGGAAGACCTGCGGGGTTTCCTGAACTACCTGACGGGCAACGACGCGACGACCTCTGGCGGGACGACGACGTACTACGGTTCGCGGCTGACCATCTATGACACCTACAACGGCGTGGGGAGACAGGACATCTACGTGAAGTCGGTCTCTCCCGACGTGTTTGTGCGCCAGCCGGTTTCCGACGGAACGACGCAGGAGATAGGAAGATTCACGATTAAGTTCACGGTGTGCGACCCGATGACCGACGTGGCCGCGCCAAACGTATAGGCGAGTATGAGTGAGTGGAACATCATATACAAGACAGGAACGGTAGAGCATGTGCGCGCTACCGTGAAGCGCCTTGAATACCACGGAAAACTGATGGACGAGCGCTACATAACAGTAGATGTTGACAGTCCGTCACAAATCAGTTTCTCGGCTGGTGACTATATGATGTACCGGGGAGAGAAGTTCTCGATACGGAATATTGCTGACGTGGAGAAGTCGGCACGACCGCAGTCGCATGGCGGTGCTTTCTCATACAAGGGGCTGAAACTCGTGGCCCAGGGATGGCAGGAGCTTCAGGACACGGAGATGACTGACTACGTGGGCATCAACGACAACAGGATGCACTATACGGGGCTGGGGACGTTCTCGTTCTACATGACGAAGGTGAGCGACCTGGGCTACCGGGTGCAGGCCGTGCTGGACAACAAGTACGGTACTGGTGCCGACGGATGGACGGTGAACTGGCCTTCGGGGCAACTTGACAACCTGGACGAAGCAAAGAGCATCAGCATATCGGCTGGATCGAGCGTGAAGGATGCGCTTGACCTGCTGTGGCAGAACTGGGGAATCACCTACACCGTGAACAGGAAGACCATCACTCTGCGTCCATCCTCGGCAGGCAGCATCCTGCTTTCGTATGGCAAGGGGAACGGGCTGACGAAGATTGCGCGTAAGCTGAACCCGAACGTGGAGATATGCACGCGGGTGAGGGCCTACGGCTCGGAGCGTAACATGCCGTACCATTGGTATAACAACAAGTACGAGGATGTGAACGAGGCGATGTACATCCCGCAGTTGATGCTGCCTCACGTGGCGGCGTACTATGACAGCAACGGCAACTACGTCAATGACGCAGGTCAGCTTTACGAAGCTGGAGACGATGAGGTTGTAGGCTCAGTTAATCTGTGGGCGACGCCGAATGACGTGGTGCTGGAGAACGTGGTGAAGTCCGCCATATACGGCAAGCGCGACAAGGAGATACACTGGAACTCGGATGACATGGGCGAGATATTCCCATCGATGAAGGGTATGACGTCGGATGACGTTCCAAGCCTGGACGGCATATACGAGAGTGACATTCCTCTTGACCAGGTGACAGGATTCCATTATGCCTCGGAGTCTGACACGGGGAGCAGCTCGCCTGAAGACGTGACGTCGGACAAGCTGAACTTCGTGGTGAGAGTGCCGAACCCCGGCTTCAACCCCGCCGACCATAATACGGCGGACAACGTGGAGCTGCTGATGCAGAGCGGTATGTGCCAGGCGAGGGCGTTCACGATTGTGAGGAGCGAGGCGGTAATGAGCGACGACAAGGTCGTTGCATACGACTTGACTTGCGCGAAGATTATCGACGAGGAGATAGACCAGGTGTTCCCGAACGCGACGTACACGATAAAGGCCAAGGACGAGTATGTATATACGGGTCTGGAGTTCAACGGGGACTACTCGCAGGACACATGGCTCGACGTGTATGTACAAGCCGCCGAGAGACGCCTGCTGAGGGCCGCTGCCATTTGGCTGAGGGAGCACAGCGGGGAGGATTTCGTGTATGAGCTTACGCTTGACAATATCTACATGAAGGAGAACCCGACTGTTGCCGCGAATCTCGTGGAGGGTGCGATGATACAGATTCCTGACATCGAGTTCGGGAGTAATGAGTACGAGATTATCGACTCGCTGACCATCACTGAGGGGAAGGAGGCCATTCCCACATACGAGATTACGCTGCTCAGAAAAGACGAGAGCGAGAGCCTTGGCGACCGGGTGAAGGGCTTGGTGGGCCAGAGTATCTCGGCATCCTCGGAGATAGCGAAGGCTAACGACAGCCTGACGAGGAAGGTGAACAAGGCGGGTTTCCACACGCTGTTTGACCCGCTGGACAAGGACTTCAAGGTGCTGGACGTGAACGGCGACCTGAGCGCGCTGAAGTATATCCGTGCGAACGTGGACTTCTTCTCGACGGGAGGGGTCAGTGCGCTGGGCGTGGGTGCACCAGGTGGCGGTGGCGGCGCTTCTGCGCTGGCGGAGCTGACGGACGTGACGATACAATCGCCACAGAACGGACAGTACCTCTCTTACAACTCCACGACGGGGAAGTGGGAGAACGTCACGGGAGGTGGCGGTGGCGGTGTTACTCTCAGGGAGCCGCTTGCATCCATCAACAACGCATCGCTTGGAACGCCGACGGAATCGGGACAGGTGCTTACCTGGAACGGTTCGCAGTGGGTTTATGCCATCCCGCAAGGCGGCGGTGGTGGTGGCACGGTGACGGCTATCACTGCCGGAACGGGTCTTAGCGGCGGCACCATTACTTCAGCGGGCACGATCAGCATCAGCAATGAATACCAGACACGC